ATTTTTTCTGTAACTTCTCCCATAATTTTGAAGAATTTAGAAAGTTAATAAAATGTGTTAATTATATGCAGATGCCTCTCTAGAAAAGGCACTTACATTCAGTTTATTTGAAGAATATCACACCTTGCTATTTGTATATTATTATCTTCTGCTTCTATGACTAAATATGAACCAGGGAAATATGGAGTTTCTATGATAAATTCGTTCCACCAAGCACCTACATGAATTACATCGACTTTTACAGAGTTAGTATCTGTTAATGAGCTAGCAATTCTTATAGCTAATTTAGCGCAATCATAGCTGCCTCTTTTTATAGAAGAATTTTCCCATTTTTCATCTGTGTCAATATACTCTGGAAAATATCTAGCTATAACCCTTATTTGAATAACAGCTGGAGAAAATCCTAAATCTTGTATAGAACCAGTTTGTATTTGCTGCTTAAGCATTTGGCCTTTTGCCATAGTTCTAACAGTAGTTATTCCATTAGGAAGTGGCTCATATCTATCAGATACTGTAGATTTGACTGGTGAATATATACTTGTATCACCTAATCCAACCCATTCTGTGTTTTCAGAGTCAAATAGCTGTTTTTCCAAAAGGCTTGTTCCTTTTTTGGCAACAAGATTTTTACGTGAACTAGGCACAGTAATTTTCTTCTCTGTTCCAGATACTACAGCCGATATATCTGATATTGTCATATTATCTCCTTCAAGCAATAATGCAATTTTATCAAAATCCATGCATGTAGCCAAATAGCTTGTCAAATCAACTTTTCCGCTATCCAATCCATTTATTTCTATCCATTCGCCTAAAGGCTTATTATACCGCTTCATATAATCGGCTGAAGGATAATCATAACTTCCTTTTAATGTTACACCAACTACGTTAGTAGTAGGATTGTCTGTTCCAGATGTAGTCTTTCCTGAAGAAGATGTTTTAGTAACAACAATGCCATTTACAACATCTTCTACTGTATATGTTCCAAGAAGATTATTATTAAATACGCCTCCTGTGATTTCAAACGTACTTCCAGATGTTAGTATTTCTGCTCCTTCAGTTACACCAAAAGCCACATATCTAGTAGATGGAAGCGGATTACTTATGGCGTTTATTTTCTTTATATGTATTTTAGAAATACCTGTTGAAGCTATATTCACTATAAGGTTAGAAATACCATTCTTATCATAAGGAGTTATTACCTCAATAAGTGCAAAGTTACCAAGTGATACAGAGCCAGATTTGGCCTGTAATATTTGGTATTCATCTTTATATGTTTGATATATTGTGCTACCAGTATCTATTCTATCAAAATACTTCTCTGTTGCTTCAGTAATACCAGACACACCGCATGTAAGCTCTTCAAATCTTTCTGCACGGCTAATAATATCTTCATACATAAGATTTTGAGGGTCTGAGGTATCTATACCAGGTCTTACTCTAAAAATCTTAATTGCCTTCTCAGGTCTAGGAAGAGTATCAAGGAAAGATTTCATGCCATAAGTCCACATCCATGCAGTTCTAGTTGCAGGATGAGAATTATACCAGAATGGAGCAAAGACAGATTTGAATAACCTTGTAGCAGTTAAACCCCAATCCATAAACATGAGGCCAAAATCTTTTGAAAGTCTTGTAAAATTATAGTAATAACTGTTGCTATCATGCTCTGTGCCTAATATAGGAATACCACCCATAGTCTTAATAGCATTTGCAAGCTTTTTACCATTTTCATAGTAAGTATCGCTAGCAGCTGCAAATAGTGCTCCATCATTATCTTGCATGGCAATTACACCATACTTAATACCCCAATTTTGAACTGGTACATCACCTAACCATGATTGATTTTCATTTACGCGTGTAAGCAGTTCAAGTAAATCATCTCCAGAATGCCCATAATTATACATTATATAATCGCTAAACATAGACAGATTATTTATTGCATGTTTACCAAGCATGCAATACCCATTCAAAAATGAATTGGAGAAAAAGCCTATTTTAGCAGAGTTAGCAATAGTAATTTCTTCTATTGAAGAACTTGCTTCAAGTGCTTGTACCCGCTTAGATAATCCGTCCAAATCACTTGGAAGATTTGGGTAATCAGCTATAACTTTCCTTTCATACGGAACATAGCCAGTAAATGCATTGCCTTCTTCAAATTGCACTTTATCATAGTCTACATTTATGCCTTTGTATTTAAGTGTACATTGGAAATAAGCAGCATTATCAGGAGCTTTTACAGTACTATTTCTGGCTATATAATAAGAAGTATGTTCAACACCAGCTTCTGTTAATGGCCTTATAGGAGTTTTGCCATCTTCTTCTACAAACCTGGCTTCAAAAGTAATAGGACAACCGGTGCTAAGGCACGGTCTTTCTATATGATAAATGGTACCTGGTTTTACAGGAATAAGTGGGCTTACAGCAGATGTAGAGTCTGCAATAAGAGTACCAGGAGTAGTTCCAATATAAAATCCATCAATGATTGCAGACTTATCAAAAAGATTTTTTGATAATATTTCAGTGCCAGGCACCTTGGTCTTGAGGTCGGCGGCGTTCTGCTGGATGTCGGCGGCGTTCTGCTGGATGTCGGCGGCGTTCTGCTGGATGTCGGCGGCGTTCTGCTGGATGTCGATGACGTGCTGGTATGAAATGCCAGTGTTAATCAATTCAGACGTGAGAATTTCAAAGGCTTCATTCTGAAATTGAACAATCATGTAAACTGCTCCTTCTGGTATCTCTTCTGTTGAGGGGTCATAATCATAGGAAATGGCAGAAGTCTGATGAGTTTCGCCTACATACTTAAAGTCCTTATCAAAATATACAAAAGAAGAACCTACATTTGCGACACCCCATATATATTTGAAAGTACAAAGACTTGTAGGAATATAAAGAAAAGGAGTAAGCTTTGAAAACTTATAGCTAGTTAACTGGCCTTTAGGAGTTTTAGACGCATCAAAGTAATAGCCTTTGCTTAAAGCAAGACTTGATAAAAACCTGCTTTTTGATACGGCATTAGTAAGTCTTTTGGTCCAAGACCCATTTGAAAAATGCAATACAGCTATTTCACCGACCGCCAAATTTATTCCTCCAAAATTAGGATAATCACCAGCAGTTGACGCTATATAAAATACAGGCCCATTAGGTGTACCTGGGCTTGTGGCAGTTGTTGCTATTCCAACAAAAGTTGCATTTTCACCGACAGCATTTACTATATTATTCAGGGTATTTTGTAAAATTCGCCCTGTAATCTCCTGATTGCCATTAGTTTTAATTACATTGGCAATAGCTTCTTTTAATGTAGTCCAATTTGCCATAATCACTCAGCAGCTTTAGAATGAGACAATTCAGAAAGACCTTCTTCTTTGCTAAGAAGTAAAGTGTAATTACCATCAAATGTGGTAAGATAGCATGTTACTATATCGCCAGATACCTCAATATGAGAAAAATGAAGTGTAACACCATTATCATGCATGCAAATACCAGAAACTTCATTTCCTGTTATCGCATCAATAATAGCATTTATTTCATTTTGGTCGTCTACAATTTTATATGTAGTCTTATCAAGGTCCTCCGTTTTATCGCTTGATATATGAACTGTGCACGGCACATGTTTCATAAGTTCTATAGCTAACTGAGTTAAAGCTATAGAACTTGCATTACCTTGTTCAGATATGCTCTGCTGTATAAATTTATTTAATTCGTTTCTGGTCATATCTATGAGGTTTTATAATCATTGTTAAAGTCACCATTAAAATCTCCACCTGCGAGCTCTGGAGTATATCCACCTATGTTTGCTATAACTGTATCTGTTTCAAATTCGCATTCCACAGAAGCTAAATCTCCTTGGTCTTCCCATTCTGGCTCCATATTAAATGTAGTCAAATCATAGACTTGTGATTTGCTAGTAATCTGTTTGTTTTCACAAAGTCTTACAATTCTAAGAGCATCGCATAGATATTCTGGAGCTATAAAGGTGAATTTATATATCTTTTTACTTACTTGACTTTCAATGAAAGTATAGCCCATTCGCTCAGTAGCCTCTTCTTCAAAGTCATATTCCGGCTTGCCTACTTGCGTATTAAGATAACACTTAAAAGCAAAATTGTCAGAAAAATCTACAATACCATTTTTGAGTTCAAAGTTATATGAGTTGCTATATTCTATAAGCAAATAGTCTGATACTCTATTAGTTACTGTAAATAAATCTGAATATATAGTACCTAAGCCACTTATGTAAATAGCTAGATAGTATAGGCCTTCATGCTTTATTTCAACAATGGGCAAAGTACCAGGGTATTTTAATAGCTTAAAACCTGTAAATGACTTAATAGTTAAGCCATTTTCTTTCATGCTATTGGTTATGTCTATATACTTTCCAGTATTAAAATCATACAGCCTAACCCACGATACTGATGTTCCACTTGATAGAACTACTTGAAACGGCAGTAACATATTTTTATGCGTTATCAGCTGATAAATCTGGCCGAACGCATAATCCTTACGATGATTTTGCAAAGCAATATTATCGTAGAATGGCAATGGCGATATGTTATTGTTAACTAACTTCATGTTCGCAAATATACAAAAATTCTACAATGTGGAGAAATTTCTTAACATATTTAACTCACTAATTTTTACTGGGGCCTATATAGCAAATTAACTTTTGCTTGCCTGGTATTTATATTAAATGACATTTCATCTATTTTGCCATTTCCAAACGCTGTTTTAACGAGTTCCAATTCATCTAAATCTTCTTCAGATGGAAATTCTATTGTGTGCTTCATACATTTTTTTACATCTCGAGCATACAAAGTTCCAACAACATTGGACTCTATATTTTGAGCTGGCATATCATACATATATAGATTTTGCAGATAAATCCACGAAGCATACCAATTTTGAGCAATTGCTTTATAGGTATCTCCATTTTCATCTATCAAACCTTCTACTGTAATTATAGGTAATTGGAGCATATTATCCACATAGAGTTTCATAGAGTATGTAAAGTCTCCAGAACTAGTTTTTATGTTTATATAAATATACTCTATGTCTAAGGGGATATTAAATACTTTATACCCATTTTCATCGGACGGAAGATTTTGCATATCTATATAAGATACTTGCCCAGATGTAACCTTTTGGCTACTATATCCAAGAGCTCCAATGTTTCCTGCAATATAATTAGGACTATAAATTCTAAGTACAGACCCAGGATTTACTTTGGCTGTAATCATATTCCAATCTGATATATTGCTGATTACACCTCTATTAGTTATATACTTATTGTATGTAACTTCTGAAGTTCTGGCCAAATTTGGTATTATAGGACAAAGTAAAGCAAATCCATCGTCTGAAAAGTTACTAGGATTAAATAGCATGAAATCTACATCAGATGAAAACTGCCCAATATTTATTTCTTCTGTTTTATCTTTTTGTATATACTGAGACTTTACATCTATAGCAACTCCACCAAATAGGTCTGTTACATCATCCATCCACCCAAATTCATACCGTTGATTTAAGTCTGATTTTTCAAATTCTACTTCTGATTGAAAATAGGATGACAGCTTTTTGTTAAACTGGTTAGTAAGTGCAGTAAAATCAAGTTGATAGCTTGATTGGCTTGAATAACTTCCGCCATTCATGAAAAAGTATATATGCTCAATTTTGAATTTATTATTCTCAATATACCAGTAACATCTAAAGCAATCACGCAGCATTTTCATTAGTTCCTCAAGTGAAGTTTCAGCTTTCTGAGCAGGCCGGTCATAATTGCCTTTAAGGATATTTGTTTTTTGTGTTATATATACATAGAATTTAGCCAATCCAAGAGGATTATCATTTCCATATAGGAATTGGCTATATTCAACAGTAGGTTCATGCGATATTGTTGGGTCTATTTTTTTAAGAATAGCCTTTATTGCTGCACCGATAGAATAACTATCTTTTAGTGTATACTGCTTTCTTAATATCTCTTCAAAATATTCATAATAGCTATCATAAACATACCACAATGATGCATTTGCCCATGAGCTCTTACTAATGGGCAAAGCACGACCTATACCAGCACTACTAGGAATAAACCGATTTGTAAAATACTGGTTGTAATCATTTAGACCATATTTAGTTGGTTCGTCTACTGCTCTAGAAGTACAGAAAAATAGTCCGCCTCTTAATCCAATACACTTTTTATAATTTCTATTATCAGTAACAAAGTCATCAGGTGGTAAATCATAAGTGTTCTTTACACCCTCTGAGTCTTTTACTGTATCTACATCACAAAGTAGGCGCCTATATATATGATATACAAATGGGCTTTCAATAGTAAATTTATCAGAAGGATTACTTACATTTACCATTTCTATATTCTCGCGCCCTATATAGCAATTACCAGCATTTGTAAACATCCACTGTTTTATAGATCGATAAAGTACTGTGCCATCGTTATTACGTTTAATATAGATATAAGCCTTTGTCAACGGGGTATCTGTCCCCATATAACAGGTATAACCATTCCAACAACTCCAATATCCATTTGTACCAGCATATACTCCATTAACACCAGAAATACCAGCTCCTCTTACATAAAATTCATTTCCTGCTTTTATATAAGAAAAGTAGTATTTATTGATAAGGTCATCATGGCTATCAATAGCACTATTTACATCGTCTTCCCAGTATGTTCCTCCAAAGAAGTTAGTAATGGAATTAGCACCACGAACATAGACTTGCATTAACGAGCGCTTATGCAAGTCTATTCTTGTTATTTCTGGAGCAAGCTTTATAAGGTCATAAGTATTTTCATACTTATTCATAACCTCACTATAATCATCTATAGCAGTAGTTTTGAGCTCACATTTCTTTTTGTCATAATCAAGCTTACAGTCTGTTTTGTTAAACTCACCTTTATAGTACTCAATCCATTTTCCAGAAATTCTATTATACTTGTCAATGATAAAAATAAGCTGGTCTTCTAGACCTGAATTTGCTATAAGCTCATAGTCTTGGCCGAATAGATTTATTTTGCCGTCTAATGATATTCTAAAAAATTCCTGGCCACTTTCTTTTGCATATTTTTTACTAAGGTCTTTATAATGAGGATTTACTTTTATTCTATCCTCACCATTTATCTGAATATAGAAATTATACTTAGGAGGCATCATAAGCTTTTTAATTTTTAATTATACGTTTAACATTCTTGCGTTGCATAACTACAGTTCCATCAGGCATTGTATAATACTTGACTTCATTTTGCTTTCTTATACTTCGCACATCATCTTCTATTTTAGATAAATCTATATTGCCATTAGCATTAAGAGCTATGCTTAGACCATCTGAATTAGCAAAAGCATTCAAATACTTATCTTCAAATGTACCTTTGTTAAAGCTGTCAATAACATCAGGCAATATTTTACGATATTTCCTTGTACGCTTTTTGTTAATAATAGCAAGTGCTTCACCACCTTCAGCTCTCATTCTCTTGCCTTTGCCGTTATTTGTGCCCAAGTCAATGTCATTGCCAGAAGCATGAGAGCCTCCTTCTAAGAACTCAAGACCACCTTCACCGTATTCTTCAGATTGGCTTGCCGTTACTTGTTTTGCTTTAACTTTAGCTACGGCAAATGAGGTCCACATTGTAGCAATTGCAGCTAATGCAAGAGCTGGACCTACGATAGGTATTGAAGAGAATGAACTCCACAAATTAGCAGATGCTGTAACAAGTGAAGATGCTTGAATTACAGTATTTAGATTTTCTTGACGCTTTTGAGCGGCTTCAAGCATTTTTTGCTTTTCTTGCTGATTTTTCTTTTCTTGCTCGAGTTCTTTTTTAGCAGTTGCAACATTATTAGCATATCCATTGTTACGAGCTTCAACTTCAGCATCATAAGCCTTTTGCGCAGCTTCTACGCGCTTTTCAGCTGCTTCTACTGCCTGCTCAGCTAATTCAACTTCAGCATCCATAATAGATTGAAGTTGTTCAATGACTATATTTACAGCATCACCAAGAGCGTCTATCTGGTCATCATCAAAGCCAAGTTTCTCAAGCAAAGTACCACCTAATCCTTTTTTGCCTATATTAGCAACAAAGTCATCAAGTTCAGACAATTCTCGGTCAATGCCTTTTACAGTAGATTTTGCAGCATCTATTTGAGCTTGACTCCAATCAAGTCCACCAGCTTCAGCAAGTCTTATTTGCTCTTGCCATCTAGCTTTTTCTTGTTCAAGCTTAAATCGAGTTATCTCAGTTTCACTGCGTTTAACTTCATTAAATACAGCCTCGTCAAGAGCTTGTTGTTCATCAAAGCTGGTCATTTGGAATGACCCTTTAGTTTGAGCTGCAGACTTATCAAACTGTGCATTTATTACAGATGTACTTACTTGCTGTTCTGCGGGTTTAGCAGCATTTTGTGCTAAAGTTAATTGTCTACGTACTTCATTTTGCTGAAGTAGCAGATTAAGTTCATCTTCACTGCCTTTTTTAACAAGCTCAAGCTGATTTTCAATATCGCGCTCTCTTGCATCTAAGATTTTCTGGTCATACTCACTCCACAGCTCAAGTTTTTTCTTGTTGAGCTCAATAAGTATTTCTTCTTCAGAACGAGCTTGGTCATCTCCTGCCTCTAATAATCTCTTATTAGTATCAAGTATCAAGGCATATTCCAAATCAAGATTTTCTTCCATGAGTTTGCGCTCTTCTACTAATGAGGCTTCCATCTGAGAAGCGTCACGTGTAACTACTACATTGGTAGTTACAGTAGACTCTTGATTTTGGGCTGCTTCAGTTGCTGCGCTAGTATCAGTAGGATTTATAGTATTACGCTGCGTCTGCAAAGAAGCAACTTTTTGCTCATTCTGAATTTGTTGTAACTGAAGGTCTAATGCTCGTAAATTATTAGCAATAGTCTTAGTTATAAGCTCTTGCTGCCTATCAATTTGTTTCTTCTGGTCTTCGGTAAGCTTTTTATATTTCCCATCTACATTTTTAACATATTCTTCGTTAAGACGATACATCTCACGAAGCTTGTTATTTTCATCCTGGACCTGGTCAGCTGCGGCTTTACGCCTTTTAGCATATTCATCTTTAAGTAATTCAGTTACACTTTCCTCGTATTCTCTTTGTATTTTTATATCATTCTGATTTATAGTACGAGTTAAATCACGCGGTTCTCTTGTGCGTGTCTTTGTAGTCTTATGCTTTCCTTCTATGCCAGCAGCTTCAAGTTGGGCTTTAGCAGCTTTTTCATATCCAGCCGCTAAATCAAAATATGCATCTCCTGTTTTCTCTGCAGCATTTGCTTCATCATTGAGGTCTTTAATTCTCTGTTGTCTAAAATCTTCTGCAGATATTTGGTCAGCTACCTGTAAATTAGCTGCAGATGGTCCTACACCAAATTCATCAGTAGCTCGTAAACTTGTTTGTACCCACCAGTTTTTGAATTTATCCCAACCTGATGGACCTTTACCTGCTTCTGTTTCTGCTTTATTTCTAGCAATTAAAGCTTTTTCATATTCATCTGCGGCTAACTTTTGAGCAGCGGCGGCTTTAGCTCTTAGTTTAAGAGCATTGATTACAGCTTCAGTATTATCTACAAATATGTTTTCAGCATCTGTTACATTATTAACAGATACTCCAAGTTGGTCAAAATTAGATTTATTATCTTTAATCCACTGGTCTTTTTTAGCGGCAGTTTCAAGATTTTTCCATTCCTGCTGTAATTGCTTTAGTTTTACAATGTTATTGCCGTAGCTGCCATTAGTATCTTCAAGTTCTTTAGCTATATTATTAAGAGCCTCAGTTGTGGATATAACAGCATTTTTTGCTTTGAAAAGATTACCAACCCATGTTATAATCTGTTTGCCAAACATGGAAAATACAGTAAGTAATATAACAAGCACAGTATTCCAGCTAAACAAAGCTTTAACTATTGAGCCTGTTACATTTACAGTTGCTTTACCTTCTGCCTGTAAAAGTTTATTCTGAGCGCGTAATCTGTTAATTTCATCGACTACCATAGGTATATTATTTGATATACCTAAGAAGAATGTATTAAGCGATACAGCTGCAGCAGGTAATTCTCGTACTACTTGAGAAATAGAAATGCCTAAGCCATCCCATGTTTTTTGGTAATGGCCTACAGACAATCTATAATTACCTGTTGCTTCTTGCAATTTTATCATTTGCTGATAAATTGCATTTGTCTCAGCTTCAAGCTTTTTACCAGAGTCAGCAGCTTCTCTCTCAGCTGCAGACATCTGATTAAGTCGTATTTTATTTAATGCATATTGAGCCGAAAGTCTATTATAAGAACCTTCTGCAGAATTAGCAATTGTAGCCTGTAATTGAGCAATCTGATTTGCTTCTCGTATTTGGGTTGAATAGAGTTTAAGCTGCTGATTTTCTTCTGACTGAGCATAGGCAAGTTTCTCTTGAGCCTGAGCTAATGGGTCTACTGTAGCTTTCTGCTGTTTTCTAGCAGAAGTAAGCTCAGCAATTTTAGCTTTTAACTCAAGTAATCTTTTACCTTCATCTGACTGTAAATAAGCTAATCTTTGCTCTGTCTTTTCTACTTCAGACAGAGTTTGGATATGAGGCTTCATTTGGTCATCAAGGGCCTTAATCTGATTTTTCAAATTAAGAATATCATTGAGTAGCTGTTGCCCCATTTCGCTATCTGCTCTTTCAGCCGCAGTTAAAGACTTATATAGCTCAACTGTTTGCTTTAGGTCAGACTTAAGACGGTCATAAGAAGATATAGCTTGCTGGATATAACGCTGCTGTTCTACAGTTGCTCTATTAGCATCTGAAGTTTGTGCTTTAAGCCAAGCAATCTGTTTACCTGTATCAGATAAAGCTAATTTAAGCTCATTCTGAGCTCTTTCAAGTCTTGACGTAGACGCTGTTGCTTCATCGATAGCTTTACGCCCTTCACTTGTAGCTCCACTAGCAGACTTAAGAGAATGTACAATCCTATCTGCACCTGCTCTGATAGCATTTACCATTGTCTCGTATGACTGATTGAGCTCGCCAAGTTGCTTGACAAGCTTTTCAATTGAGTCATCCGGCTCAATTATATCGCTATATTTTATCTTATCGTCTTCAGCCATAATTATTTCCTTTTATGCCGTTTAACACTCTTGCTTTCTGCTTCTAATTGCTGTTTTATATTATCAACAGCATTATAGAATTGAAGTACTGTCATCTTTTTAGCGTCCATGCTTGTTTTTTGAGCTATAAGCAAACAAGTACTTTCAAACTGCTTATCATATTTAACCTCAACAGACTCACTTCCTATAAATACTTTTGGCGTATGCATATTTAGCATCGTTGTATCTATTAGCTCTATCTGCTCTGTATTATCAGTATCATTTATAATAGAGTCTAATACAAGAAGTGTTCTATTTTTAAGCTTATCATAAGCTTCTTTTTCCTTTGGATTTACAAAATCACCTGGAAAGTAAGTTTCTAGTTCACTTGTGATTTTTTTTTTAAGCCACAAAAGAAAATCTATGACTTTAGAATGCTTTATATCTTTAAGGTCCTGAAGCAATTTTTTAAGACCATCATCTGATAGGTCATTAACTTCTTTTCCATCTATGCTATGAATAAGAGCAGCAAAAGCTAAGTATTTTGGTGAAATTTCATTGTTCACCATATACATATTTTGCCTCATATTCTGCAATTCCTGTAGAGCTTTTTTATTGTTATTAGCTTTTATGAATTTTGCTATCTTTACAATATGAGCATCTATATCATCTGCATCTGAGCCAATACCTGAGTCAATAAGCAGATATTTATTATACTTTTGGAAATTTACAATAGGCATTTCATCTATGCTATCATAAACCCGTACAATCTTCTTATTTATAAGTAGGCTTTTCATATTAAAATTCGTATTATAGGGGTTGATATTATCGGAATAAATAAGATATTCATTTCTCTAAAGAAAATAGCGAGAATGACAGCGAGAATAGCCGACGTCCAAAAACTCAAGCAAAAATCACAATCGAATAATTGAGAAATGAGCTTCGGTGCTCTGGCAATTATACTGTCTCTTATACCTAATTTTCCAATCAGCAATATGACAAATGCTGCTGCTAAGGCTATATATATTAAAGCCGAAAGCATTGTTATAAAATATACCGTTGACATAATTCTCTAGTTGTTAAAGTGAACTCAATTCTAATTCCTGCATAAGGGTACATAAAGAATTGTTTATCAATATCTTGTATGCCTTCTCCCTTATATGTATAATTGTTGTATATCTTTTCTATTGAATAGCCTTTGTATATATTTTCAAAGCGCTCATATATATCATTGATAACAAGCTTACCAGTGGTAGTAATAAGACCTGGTGTTGTTAAAACACGTATAATTTCATCTTTTACTTCTTCTGTATACAGTACAGTTTCATCTTCATAGATACTACTTAAGTCATACCAAAATATAATTGCACCACTGAATGTATATTGAGGCAATGACTGCACTACTTGAGTAATTCTTTGCGGGTCATATATATCAAACCATGAAAAATTACCAAAATTGTCATTTGGCAACAGCGAAACATATTCGCTATTACCATTATACATAGCGGGATATATAAATTTATTACCATCTGGCCTGTGCTCAACTAACTTGTAAGCACGGCCAAATGCATAATTAAGCCACTTAAGTTTTTCCATCAGTGACTTCTGCATATCCTGCAATATCTTATCAAGCAATACAGGATTATCTTTATACCTTATTTGTACTGAGCTTTCCTTCATTGTCTTATTGCCTGTTTTAATCTTTTAACTAATTCCTTTCGTATATGAGAACGGATAATTCTGGTAAAGTTTTTATCCGTTAACCTGAATATCTCTTCTCCATATTTCTCTACGAGGTCTTGAGTTTTTTCATCACTAGCTGTTATATAAAACCCTTCTGAGTCAAATACAACATACATAGACTCATGAAAAGCCCCGGTATCTCGCAATGTAACTCGAGTTGTAGGCTGTCCTTTTCGCTTTTTATTTTTTATGGTTCTAGCAGTATAAGGCATATAATCCATAATCTTTTCACCTTTACCGTTGATACCTCTACGATATAGCTGGTCATCTGCTATGGCAGATACTATTACATCCTCTTTATCACGGACAATATCTTCCAATAGCATAGGCAGACTATCTTTGAATGCCCTTAATCGGTATTCAAGATTACGAAGTGTTGCATTATACCTTTTTATAGCCATGTTATACAGTTCTATATTTTACACCATTATTTTTGCAAGGAAGGCAAACTCTATCTATACCCTCAGTGCTAAGTTTAATTGCCTTAAATGCCATATCAAGCTGATAACTAAGACCTGATTTTTTCATAGACGAAGAGTCTCCATCAACTTCATATAGTATATCAAGTCTAGATGCATTTATTGAGTGCCTGTTTGTGCGAACATTAGCATTATAGGCAAATTCACGAAGCATATCTACTGCTACTTGTTTTGCTATAACATCTTGGAATAACATTCGCTGCTCAATTATAAAATCTGTAATATCACAGCTTATAGTTAATTCGAGATTTAAGCCGTAGTTATTATCGTAGGTATATTGATTATTTTCAACATCCCATAGGTGAAGTGCTTGCTTTTCAAAATCATTGTTAAAGTCATCATTGAAATTAACAGCTTCAATTAGTTCCTCATTTACAAAAAATGGGTGCACTTCTATATATTTTGACCATGCCATCCAAGCCAAGTATTCTCTGCGCGAACATGAGTTACAAGGTTCTTTGGACCAGTCTTTGTCTTTTCTGATAGCTTGACTTCCTTCTGGAAGCTCAGATTGGAAATAGCATAAATACCAACTTCCTCCAGCATCATTGTCTTCACTCTGATAAGGTAAATATACATCATTAAGCGAAAACCATTCAATGCTGTTTTTACGTATCTTATTAAGCTTTATTATCTTAACGGGTGCATCCATGCTAGAATGCATAAGATATAGTGTATATTCGCCAGGTTCTGTAAACTGTAGACCTATTTTGTTGATTTTTGTAGTTACGCCTTTTGCTCTTACAGGTACAATCTCAAAACCTACTAGATTTTTCTTATTCTTTACAGTATCTACTAATCTACCTGTTCCATCAAACAAAGTACGACTTTCGCATAATGGCTTATTTGTTCCTTCTACCGTTTTTTCATTACAATATCTAGCAATAGCTTTTTGAATGCTTGCTTTTGTTTTGCTCTCAAGCCATTCAGAAAATAAATTGGTTTCAACCCAATACTCAGACTCAATATCGGGCTGTTTTCCTTGTGCTTTTTGAAGCGCTTTATATTGTGTTCCTTGATAATCAACTACATTGCCTTTGCTATATTCCTTTTCAGAATTGTATTCTGGAAAAGTAATATTCTTAAAATCCGGAGCAATACATGACATATTCTGCAAAGTCAGCAAAGGATGAATTTGTTGAAAATATAGGCCACTTTCACTCACAGTTAAAGCATCAGATATTTTTAAGTCTGATGTATCATAATTCTGCTCCCATCCAATAAGGCGTAACAGCTTTTCTTGTATATCGTTGGCTCTAACCATAATTCTTAATTTTTAATGAAAAATAGGAGGCCACTATCGCCTAGTGGCTCAGTGTGCCTCCTACCAAAGCTAATAACAACTCAAAGATTTGCTATCGGTTTATTATCCTCCAACTCCCGCAGAAGCCTCCTTAGTGTTAACCGGATTGTCTTTAGAGTTGACAACGACCACAGGCTTAGCATAAACTGCATCCTCGCTTGATACATTGAATGCCAGAATAGGACTTGCCAAAGTGCTAGGTGCACTGTTATATGCAGTCAAGAAGGCCACGTCAACAGCAAAACCATAGTGCTCTTTGCGCGTACGAGTCATATCAGCAGTAGCGGCTCCTGCAATAGTATTGTAATCACCTACAGAATCGTAGAAATATGTACCAACAGGCATGTTCAGCAAAGGCAAAGTAGCAATACCCCACTCATGGCCGTCACCGGAAACAGTTCCAAGCAAGCAGTCACGCTCGAAGCGGGTCAACATTCCAAGAGAGCCGGCATTTACAGCGTAACCCTGAGCATACTTACCTTCAGCAGCTGCGATATTGTTCGTCAAGTGAACAATTTTTGTGCCAAATTCATTCTGCTTGTTTACGTCATTGTAAAGACCGTGCTGCTGCAACTTACGCATGATAGACTCAACACCAGGGTCACCTACAAGATGCAACTGGCCATAGAAGTCATTTGCTCCCATCATAACTTCAAGGTCACCAAATACGTTTTCACGCTCAGTCCACTTTGCATTGATGGCATTAGCAGACCAGTCATACAGCAGCGGATTTTTCAAAACCTGTGTTTTGTTGGCTGCGAGAGCAGCAAGAGCAGCTTCATCAAGCTTTTTCGCAAAAGCATAGATGTACTTCATCATCTTGGTTTCAAAGTCCTTCTGAATGCCAATTTCGTTGTTCATGTACATTGCCGGAGCAATAGTAAATCCCCACGCATAAGTGGCAAACGTGATTTGAACCATTTTAGAAGTGTTTTCACTGTCGGCAATTGTCAAAGTGCGGGTGCTACCGATAGTAATATCAGCATCATAGTCAATTACCGGAGTTTCCAGCGTGTTACCGATGGAGGTCCTTGCTTTTTGCTTCAGTTCCTCAGTGAGGATGCCAGTAGGGTCTTCAGACTGCACCATAAAAGCGTTCAGCGCACCGTACCTGCTGGGGCGATACTCAAACTTATCAAGGTTAGAGTTCGCACGAATGTTCTGGATACGTGTTAAAACTAGACTCATAACTTTTAAGTTTTTAATTGTTAATAATTATGCTATTATGGTGCATTACCCTTTTACGCCTCATAGCATTTTTTTTCGTTTATCTCTTAGGATGTGCCATTTTATCTAATAGGCAAACTTGCCACATTGTTTTCAGTTCTCAGTTGCATTGACTGGTCTGCAAATTCCTGTGAGTCACGGGTTAAACCATTTGCGAGCAGATGTGCCTCAATAGCTTTATCAGCTTCAACTTGGCTCTTAATGCCAGACAAATCAAGTGTTCCACCTGTTCCGCCTGAACCAGACCCAAAGCCTCCTGTTCCACCGCCTATCTGCTGACGACCTGTATCGATTACATCTTTAAGCGATGTTTCCATTACAAGCTCTTGCATCGTATAAGGATTAAGATTGTTCTTCGGATTGTTAAGGATATTACCATCTGCACCGCGAATAACAAGTTTCTTTCCTCCTTGGCCGTCCTCTATGAAATCAGGAGTACCTTTTGCAAGGACTTCTGCTTTTGCAGCATTGAGCAGCGTCTTCTGAATAGGCTCAGTAATACCACTCTTAAACTTAAGACCTGCTGTAGCAGCTTGAAAAGCATAATCTACATGCGTGTCCTTAATAGTTTTATCAAACTCTGCCTTTTTGGTATTGAACTCAGTTTCCTTTGTCTGAAGTTGAGTTTGAAGCTGAGTTACTTGGGCTTTAGCATCTTTCAGCTGTTGTTTCAAAGTTTCATCGCCAGCTCCTTTTTCAAGTTTAGACTGGAGCTCTGCAACCTGTGCCTGAGCAGCAGTAAGCTGAGTTTGAATTGTTTTCACAGACTCTGCTTTAGTTTTGTACTCACCGAGTACGCGCTTAGCATAGTCGTAACTTTTTTCACCATCTTTCTTTTTAATGCCTGTAATGCCAAGAATATCAGTGTCATACTGACCGTGCAATGCGCCGATTTTAGTACCTATAACGGTATTCTCATCATTTCTTGACATCTCAGCAATTGCATTCAGCTGGTCATCTGTAAGACCTGTTAAAGCTGAACTCTGTCGTAGCATCTCAATTGTTAACATATAGCTTTGTTTTTATTGTTAATTACTTTTGTACTAACTCTGCAGCATCTCCGTATGGGTCATGCAAGGCCGCCATAATGGTATAACCAAGGCCTTTATACGTTTTCTTGAAAAGCTGCCACTCTGCGAATGTGAACATTTGAGTATATGCTGGTGACTCTTCTTTGCCAGTCATTGGATTAAACCTACGACCACGCACAATTAACAAGTGCACCATCTTCTCAGTACCCGGCTTAGGAGTATAACCACTCTCAGCCTGTGTTTTCGATGCCGATGATTTTTCTTCGATAACATCATCAACATCTACTAGGAAAAGAACTACCTCGTCAAGCTCTTCCTGTAAGTCGCTTGTCCAAGCTTTTCCGCCTTTAGCCTTAGCAGCTTCTAGTTCTGCTTTACGCTCTACGGCCTTTTTCTTATAAGACTTAACATCCTCAAGACTGAGTGCCTGTAGTTGCTGAAGTTCCAATTTCTGTAACATATTCCAAAAGTTTTTTGTTTATAATATCTATTTTTTCTCTCATTGGCTTATTTGAAGCAAACTCAATTATGTTAATGTTCTCACGTTCAAATTTTTCAACTAAAGTACTAAAATTTATTTTAAGCTTTACCAAATTTTCATTTAATAACTCTTTTTCATACAATTTTAACACTTCGTCCAGCGTTTTATGTGGATATGGCTCCAATTGCTTTAAGATAAGCATTCTCTGAAGTACCAAAGGATTGTTACGATACTCAACTTCAAGAATTTGTTGCGATATAGCATCTAGTTCTGAGTTAGATGCACCATTCTCCTTTGCTTGTTTGTACTTAGAGTATAATTCCGTTACAGTAAAAACGTAAAACTCTGTACCCCAACTAATAGATGATGAGATGAAAGCATCTCCATATCTGAGTTTGCAAATAGTATCTTCAATGAACTTTTGTGCCAATTCAAAGTTGGTCTTTAGAGCATTAAGAACAGATGTTTTGCTCTCAAAGTTAGCAGTTACCTGCGTTTCATTGATTGCTTCTTTTTCACTTACTGTTCCTCCTGAACCAACTACAGAGATAACAATCTCATTTTTTAGCCTTGCACACTCACTGACATTATAATCAAGCGAGTCTTTATCAATAGTGGTAATCTGCACAGGATTACGCATATCAGCCACTCCTTCAGATTGATTTGGCACCGGGACCTCAAGGAATGAACCAGGACCAGCTATGCGCTTCTCACTGCAGCATGGACATCTTTCAACTGTGCCATCATTAAGGATTTTATATTCTCCTTTTGCATTGCGCAGAAAGCCACCATCACAATAATCACCAGTCTCATTGTTTTCAAAATTGCAATCAGCTTCATAGGCACTATATATAGGATAAGGTGCATACAAATCTAAATGCTGTTTTGACAAAGCAAAGAACAAATACCAATCAAGGTTTGATAGTTCCTTGGTAATTGGATTTTTCTTAAGGTCTTTGTTTTTCTCGTTAAGCTGAGTAGACCAAAAGAAACGAGCAGGGCAATACCCTAAATCATGACTTGCTTCTGAAACTAGAGACTGAATTTCGTTCTTTTCGTTCAGTTGATAAACTCTTATGTAAGTATCATCAAACACAGCTATCTGATGGTTTGGCTGATTAAAAATAAGCCATTCAAAAGCATTGTCATCAAGCTTTGAAAGCTGATAATCAATAACAGCATCAATCTCAAGCCAATAAAAATATGGCTCTGGGCGAGATGATTTTTGAATTTGTGGTAAGTCAACCACCAAAATACTGTTAGGCGATACCTGCATTCTTTTCCATCCAGTTGTTTTCCATACCTCGGGCTCATTTAGAGAGTTCTTCTTATAATTAGCCCAGTCTTCTGCAAGCTCAGAGTCAGTAAACTGGTATGAGCTAGATGAGTTACGACTATAGAAAACTCTTTCGAGCTCTCTATAGACGTCCTCAACTACGGCAGGAGTAGGCAACGGAAATTTGAACAACTGAAGGAAAATGTTGAATTTATCCTTTGGGAGAAGTGTTTTAACCCATTGTAAGAAAATAGTAGTAGGTTGGTTAATATCAGATACAGCAATATTCGTCTCAGTATGAAACCTAAGACGGCGCTGCATATTTACAGCCTTCTGAATAACCTGTCTTTTAGACGGTTTTTGCAGAATTTGCTTTATCTGATTTAACTCTAAGGCCATTTTCTTCGCTATATGTATAATTACTATCGCTAGGTAATTCCCATCCTCCATTAAGCTGTGGGCCCATATCAAGCAGGCGCTCAGCATGTTCAATGCCAAATTCCTGCTTGATATTATGCTTGGGCACAACTAGCGTTACTGTTTGTTCTTTCTTTTTTCTCATAGCTGAAAAGTTTTAAGCTCCAGCAGAAGCCACATTTACCCAATCAGTAAGAGGGTTGAAGTCCAGTGTTTCACGCTTGATGATATAGAACTTATCGCTCCAGTTAGGGAAGAAGGACCATTCAATAGTATTGCTATCAGGCTCTTCAAAACCACCGAGCTTCTTATCACCTACAAACAGTTTGCCAATAGGAATAGGCATGTAAGCTGTAGGCTCATCTACATCATCAACGAGACAGCCAATGTTGCCGTTTTCGTCAACCAGCCAAACACCGACATTTTCGCACATGTACTGTTTCAACTGTGCAATTGTCTTCTGACTTTCCTGATAAATTACAGCATTGAACGTAGTCGGCTCACGGCCAATGGTAATTTCAATACCTCCAAGTGTCTGGTTACCACCGCCGAATGTGCGAGCTGCACCAGGTTCAGAGGTAGGTCCCTGGATATAAGGAGAAATTGTCATCTTAGTACCGTCAGCTGCAGAAAACAAAGTTGCAAACGATGCCTTCTTAGCCGGGTCAGCGACGGAGTTCAGTTCTCCAGCAGTTTTATAAACACGCTGGAATGCGACTTTTTGTACTTGCCCCATGCTCTCCTTGCATTCTGCAATTTCAAGGTCGGCAATATGTGCGCCTGCGGGGCATCCACAATTTAATCCCATGATTGTTTATAATTTTAATTGTTATACATTACCGAGCAGCTACCCTTAACTAGCATCGAATTATCTGTTTTCTGTGTTGAAGTTTTACTTCTTCACTGTGCAAATATACTAATATATATTGAAACCTAATTGCTTTTTAACATATTTAACACTGAAAAATTTCAATTTATGTTCTCGCAAACTCAAATTTCTTACTAATATAATAAATTATCTCTATATAAATCAAATGACTCTATTTGCGAGAATAATGCGAGAATTTAATCTTTTATTACCTTATAGCCTCGTTCTTGAAAGAATTTAGCCATTACATAATATCCACATTTACTCCTACCATCAACTATAGCTTTATCTTTCTTAGTACACCATCTTTTTATATTCCGGCTTGTAAAAAATCGTATAGAGTTGTATAAGCAACTTGCACAACACATATTGGCTTTTACACCATTTGGGCTTATCATCTTTTCCATATCAATTACGAGCTCTGATTTTCTTCTTGCCACCTTTCTTAGCATGCATTTCATATACCCCAGTTAATGCATCTGGCGCATCATCATGCTGATTTCGCTTTTTGTTATCTTTTCTATAAGACATTAAGGCATTATAGAACTTAGGCCATTTCTTTTCCCATCCTTCTGGAAATAGTATATCATTCATAACACATGCCGAATTAGTATAAATACGTGTTTTCTTATTTTCGGTTTGTGTGAATGTTCGTATAGCACATCTAAAGTTTTTCATCTCAACTCTTAGTATGCGTTTAACATTGCGTGCATAACCTCTACCGCCATTATTTGACTCAATTAACGACTCTACGGTTTGATTTCTAGTAAGCATCTCTGCATTCTTGTTTTCGGTCACTTCCATAGGAGCATCTGTGAACAGTACGTCTGTCACGTATGCATATTCAGGCGTATTTATGAAGCATATAGAGCACAGGTCATCTGCTCCTGTATCGGCAGTATCTGTGTAATTCCATTTCTGAATTGCCTTATTGCCTGTTGGTAGCTCTTCTCTTCGATATGTTCTAAAGCCATCTGCATACATAAGACCTTCTTTAGGAGTTGGGTCCTGCATATACTGTGTATCAAACACAACTGGATTAAGTGCTCTCATCTTATAGAGCTCTTCCAATGTATGCTTCATAGGCCATAATGCATGCTCTTCTCCTGTTTCTGGGTCTGTTTGAATTGCAGGAAGCGATAATACTGTCCACTCATCTGGCTCTATCTCTTGCAAATAGCCACACAAGTCATGTTCATGTAGCCTTTGCATGATAATTATGATTGGCGTATTACGCGAGTTAGTACGGTTACGTATTGTGTTCTCAAAACGCATGTTAATACGCTCACGGACAATATCTGACTCAGCATCTTCTGGCTTGATTGGGTCATCAATAACAATTGCGCCTTGGAATATGTTAGTAGTGGCTCCAATCATGTTCAGCATTTCATTTGTATGGTCATCAAATGCAAAAATGTTATTGCCACCATCCATTTTGTCGAGTTCTGGGTCAATATCAACATTTCCTGCACCGAAACCAGTTACCTGACCTTGAGTTGATACAGCATATAGTTCTCCTCCAGCCTTGGTTTTCCACCTCTTGGCTGAGCCTTTTTCAGACGCAAGGGCCGATTGTGGAAAAAGAGTTGTATAAAGCTGCTCCATCATAATAGACCTGATTGTATCTGAGTTATCATTTACAAGTATATCTGAATATGATAGATGCAAAAACCTGCACTTTGGATTGAGAGCAAAGCACCATGATATAAATGATTTAATTACAAGCTCAGTTTTACCGTATCGAGGTGCTATGTTAATAATAAGACGTTTACAGTTGCCATCTACAACATCTTGAAGAGCTGAGAACATCTTTTTATGATGCTCAGCTACTATAAATGACCTATGGTATTGGGCTTTGAACATACATTTTGTATATTTCTCAAAAGATGTTAAAAGTTCAAGCCTCAATAGCTCTTTAGGATTTACGGTTCCGCCTTTGTCGGCGTCTATCTCATTTTGCATCTCCTTTAATGACTTAAATCTTTCTTGTGACATAGACATTAAATTATTAACCATATAAATAAAGTCTGTAAAGATTGACCAACTAAACCACCTAAAATAGTAGCTAGCCAATCAAGCCAATCCCATTTATTACCGTATTGCCTGTCCTTAAACTCCATTCCAGATGCCAATCCAATTACACAAAGGATTGTTAGGAACATAGCACATGGTATTGCATATATAAAATGCTTAATTCTATTACTTTCTAATATCCACATAATTTTATTATTTTAGTAATGTGTCCCTAATGACTATGTATGCTTCACGACTTACAGGCACATTTGGTAAAATGCCTGTCTCTAATTGAGTTTGCTCTGGAAGGTTAAGAGACATAGCATTTTTGCCAAATACTCTATCCCATAGCTTCTCAACTGTCTCTATATTACCAAGTTTTGCGTCTTCCTGCAGTCTTTTAATGACTGTTTTAATGACAATAGGTATTTTCTTATTATTATATAGAGCTGCAAGCTGAGCCTCATTGCAAGTCAACAGACAAGCCAATAAATTAGCTGTATCTTGCTTTGAAAGCTGAACATTTAGGTTAATGTTCAATGATGTAAGCAGTTTGAGCACTTCTGGGCGCGTAGTTCCTTGCATTTGAAGTGCTCGCGTAGTAACACTTGAATAAGTTCTATTGCCAGGTGTATTCTCTGCCAACTCTACGGGATGCAAAGGCTGAACGACTTGTGCCTCAATGGCTTCAATCGCCTCAACTTTCTTCTTTTGCTCAGCTATTTGTTCGGCTTGATGGGCTGTTTGCCCATCTGGAATTTCATCCAATCCTAACTCTTCGGCCAAAGATTGGCGTTTGGCCTGTTTGTCTTCTAGTTTACGCAATTTTTGCTTCTCAAGATATTTTATACGTGCTACTTCTTTAGCATCTTGTCTTGCTTTAATGCGTGTAGCCTCTTCTTCCACCATTTTTGATGTATCAGGATTACTGAGACCAGGCATTTTAGGTCTGTCCGGTAGTAAATCGCTAAGCTGCTCTGCTATTTTATCCTTTCTGCTCATATATTTTGAATTTTTAGTCTGAATAAGCCCATATTCTTCCGTAAGCAGTATTTAGTCGCCCAGTGCAGCATGCAGCTATATTACTTGCGTTTAATTCATAATGTTTTGCAGCTGCTGTTATAGATGGCCATTCTGCTACAAGTTGATATTCTTTATTTACGCGTTTGTATTCTTTTATAGACCTAGCATTTGAGGCCAATGGCGTTTTTTCATACAAATTACCAACTTCTTTTAGTATTTGCCTTATATACTTTTTTTCCTCTTCATATTTATTTCCTATCATGCATATTTTATTAAAGCCAAATGGCTCATAACAACTACACGATAATATCAAATCATATTTTAACTTAAATATAGAGTCTAGTGTATACTCTTCTGGTTCTCTTATTGTGAGATAAAGAGTTTTACTTTTGCTCATAGATTGCTTTAATAACTCGCTGTGTTTTATGCTTTCATCTAGCACAGAATTTACAAATGAGCGTACTTCCGATTTAACTGTCTTCATTATAGTATGCCCAACATATACTCTATTGTCGTATTCGAATTCAATCATAAATACAGCAAATTTTGATGTGAGCATACTTTCGCAGTCAGTTTCTATTATTTTTTCGCTGATTTCAAGCATGGCTGAAAAGTTTTAATTTTTATAGTGCAAATGTACAAAATATAATTCAAACGAGCAATAAATTTAATGTTAAATGTTCGTTAAGTAAATTATTTCCTGCGAGAATGGAAATAAACACAATAAATAATTGCGAGAATCTTGTTTATTTATAACCTATTGACTATCAATGCGTAAACAATATAAACAAGAAAACAAAAGCCTATATAGGGTATATCTTAAGTTTGATAGTTTCTGACATGTAATATAATTGCTCTATAAAATACTATCAAATCATATTTTATTCTCACACTAGTTTTCTTTGTTTCTTTGTTTACGTAAGAGTCTAACTTATTGAAAATCAATTACTTTTATATCATTCTCGCATAAACAATTCTTTGTTTACATTGTTTACATTGTTTCTTGCCTTTTTGCGAGAATACCTGAAAAGCGCTCTTTTATTAAAAATGGCTTGCTGGCACTTTGCGAGAATGACTTGGAGCCAAAAATTTTTCTGCCTTTGGACAAGGCTCTATACTATATATAAGGGGGCCCGGCCGCCGTGCCGCAGGGGGCCTAATTGCCAGATTGGCTAACTGGCTGACTGCCAATGAGTTATAATCGATTGATTTTCAACCAGTTAGAAGGCAATGAGCCTAAGTGCTTGATAGTCAATACCTTACAGCTGCAAAGCCGGCTGCTAGGCTATGAGGAGGAGCAGCTCAAAAACATGCTGCCATTTAACAAAATATAACATGTAAAAGTTTCATATATCGCAAGAATAACAGGTGCACAGGCTATGGTCCGTATCCAGGAATAAAGCCGCAGAGTCTGCAATCAATTCAATATAACACTTGCCTAACATTAGAAACGCGCACAGGCATACCTCTGGTGTCCTCTGTCGCGTTCTAAGGCTATTATAATAGATTTGTACATCCGCGCAATTCGAATGCCAGAGAGTGACCGAAAATGAGCCAACATTTTTTAATATAGTAACCTGAAAATAATTGCCAAAAATTTTTCTAATTCGGAGAAAGTTTGTATATTTGCATATCGGAATTGAGCTAGAGAGCTCACCAAGTTACTAACAAATTTTAACTGAAAAAAGTTGCTCAAAAACTTTCAGGTATCAAAATAAATTAGTAATTTAGCAATACCGATAGAGCTAAAGAGCTCAAAATGCTGATTACAACTTTTAACACTTGCAGGTTGAAAATTTAACACAAAAAACTTTCAGGTATCGGAAAAAGTTAGTAATTTAGCAACAGATAAAGAAACAATAAGTATAACAAATAAAATTACAGTAAAATGAAGACCAACAGAAATTACCGTTTTGTCCTCACAGTTCTGGACAACGAACAGCTCAACGCAGGAGAATGCCGCATTGCTAATGACGAAGTCAGCGGCGAGAGAATGTTTGCCAGCGAATGCCACTACTATGCCGAAAAAAATATCATAGAGTGCATTAAAGACGCAGACAAGCGTGACGCACTCGGCGAGTATTACGGTCATACATACTGTATCTACAAAGAGACAAAGCCGAAGACTGAGACAATTGAGCGCAAAGAGGACGGCAAGAAAATTACCGAGACGAGAGAGCTCCCCACTGAGGCAATGCTCATCGAGGTAATTACCGTGGACGAGAACGGCATAAACATCCGCTAAAGCGGGTGTTTGCCCTCTCGGGAGAACTCCCAACAGGAGGCAGCAGTTCGACTCTGCTGGAGGGCACTAATGTATAACAACTAAAATTACAGTAAAATGATTAAAACGTACTACCGTAACGAGTACACTGAAAAACAGTGGAAAGCCTTGATTGACAAGGCCGCGGAATTGGATTGCCAGGTAACTTATGGCCGATATGGTGACCGTGCTGAAATTGACAGCACAGACCGAGAGAATGCCGTTCTCCAGAGCACTGGCAAGAGTGTTGACGATTGCGCAGCTCGAAGCTTTTGGGCAGAGCATATCCACCAAATGCTGCAGGAGAGCACAGACCTTAGAAGGTGGAAAGTGCAACCCAAGAGATACCGCAAAGGCTATTGCCCGACTATCTGCAAGAGTCAGAAGTCAGCAGAGCATGAGCAGGAGCGCCTCGAGAGAATAACGGGCTTTGAATGGACAATAACAGTAATACCGGAATAATTATGAAAAAAGCAGCTTATTTATACGTCGAAAGAGACGACAGCGAATACGACTATAAAGCCGGATTTGCGAGCTATGCCGAGGCAAATAACTATCGGCAAGAGTGCCAACGCTGTTGGATGAGCCATTGCGATTATGTGTATCTTTGGACCGGCTCCGAGAGAATTAATCTCACAAGAATGCCGGAAAGCAAGAGAATTGAATTGCTCAAACAGTTTAACATACCAGAATAATATGAGCCGCAAGAGAATTTACAACAGAGTAATGGATGACCGCAGCGGAGTGTGCCCATTGGGCGAGCTGCTCACCGACAAGGAGCTGGAGCGCATGCGTCTCCACAACTCCAAGAGAGATTGGCCGAATACGGCTAAAGTGACAGTAAAAACGGGAGAAATATACTTCAGCTTTGGAGTACGTTTTGCCGAGAGTTATGAACTAGTAAAACAAGAGAACAGCGATGGAGAATAACAGAAGCAAATTTGAGTCACACGGCTATCTTATAAACGGCATAGCCGAAAAGCTGGAAATTCAAATCAGCCAGTCAGGAGATGCGGCTCGTTACCAATCCACAATACGGTGGTCTTCAAGAGGCACGGAAGTAATTCACGGCCGTTGGCAAGAGATACGCTATTCCAAGAGAAATAACAGTCCTTATATAACAATGTTCGGCAAAAGACTTTATTTAACCAGCTTTATGCGTAATGATTATGGCAGACGATAGGTTTAATTACATGCTGCTCGACCGCCTCCGCTGCGATTGTGAGTACTACCTTGGTTATGGTAACCGCGATGCAAATCACAGCCTTTGGGCACATGACGAGCAGAAACAAATCGATAAAATGCGAGAGCTTTATGATTTGTTGCCGATAAAGCCTGAATGGCTTACGAGAGAACAGATTGATGAATATGCCGCAAAAATGGGTGCTCACTAATAGCACCAGCGACAGCGGAGAAAAATAATTCGAAAAAAGTTCTCAAAACAGTGCTCTATATCAAAAATAAGTAGTATATTTGCATATACTTAAAAAGATATGGCGCAAGCCAATAACAGAAATAAAGATACTAACAATTCAAATTACAGTAAAATGGAAACGAAAGTTTTTTATGTAGCAGTTGCCTTTGGCACAATCTTTCAGCCCACAATCGTGGAGAAGTTCGACAACCTGACAGATGCAGAGAGCTATGCAGCTCTTATGTGCCGCACGAAGAAAGCACAATATATTGTGCTTGAACAGCAAACAGAATGGAACGGCACTCCTCAGGAGAATGCATAACATTAGCCGCTGCGGAAAGAAACGATTTAGGAGCGACACCTACAGCGGCACAAATTCAATAGCAACATAAAATTTACAGCATTATGGTAACAGTAAAATTTTCAACAAACAAGTCAGATACGTTGTTTTTAATACCGACAATTGCGGTTGAACAAACTAACTCAGATTCAACAATTCATTTTGCGGTGGCTCATAAAGTATTCAGCATCATAATAGAAAAACAACAGATAACTAAAAAAGTAAAGGCATGAAAAAGACAGAAATGTTTGTAACGGTTTATCGCCTTCAAGTTGAGGCAACTCTAAAGGACTTGAACAGCATGGATGACTTCGTAGAAGCCATTTCGGATTGTGCTATTGTGTCCAACGAAGAAGGTTATATAGCTATCATAGTAGCGTCTTCGGATGCCTTAGGGACCACGAAATTGGCAAATATGGCACTTAAATTCTTTGGCAAAGAAGGATATTCTATAAGTACGTTAGGACTCATGGGGCCGTTTAAGAAATAAAGAATTACGGTTGATATTTTTTAACATATAATCAGATAAAAAATTTTCAAAACAGTTTTCTAATTCAAAATATATATGTATATTTGCATATCGAAAATAAATAAAGCTTAAAGCAAAAATAAAAGTTTAACAATTTAATTTTCAAAACTATGGCAACGAAGAAATTCAACCAGATGACAACGAAGAAGCTGAATGCCCTTCTGGCAACAGCAAGTGACGAAGACAAGGCAGCTATCGAGGCAGTACTCGCAGCTCGTGAACAGGCTCAGGCTCCTGCAGCCGCAGAGGAAGCTCCAGCAGAGGAAGCTCCAGCAGAAGCAGCTCCCGCAGCTACCGAAGAGACAGCAGAGGAGACTCTGCTCACTCCTGAAGAAGAAGCAGCCATCAAGGCAGCCGAAGAGAATGGCGGACTCAATCCGGTCTACAACGGCAGTAAGGCAACTCAGGAGAAAAAGCCGAAGATGACCGACGAAGAGCGCCACGCTCTTGCTGAAGAGCTCAAGGCCAATATCAATCACCGCTGTCAGGCTGTTCCGTTCAACACAGCTGAATGGGTAGACGGCTACATCGCTGGTGTTATCGAAGAGAAACGCAGCAACAAAGTGCTCTATGCAATCAAGACCGATGACGGCCGCCGCATCGTGAAGGTGCATGACAGCAACCTCGTGAGAATTCTCGATGAGGTGGTTGTGCCGGAGAAGAAGGCCCGCATTCGCAAAGCAAAAGACGGCGACGTTGAAAAAGTCGAGTGGACGCCGGAAGCAATTGCCGAAGAGGTAAACAAGGTTATCGGCAATGTCGGAAAGACCGTCGAGATTGAGAAGTACCGCACTACAGGTGAAAACGGCGAAGAGCATATCGAGACTATCAGCGGTCGTATCGTGGCAATTGTGCCTGACAAACGCGCTCAGCGTCTCCTCTACCGCATCTCAGTTCCCACTCCTATCGAAGGCAACCCGCTCGCTGCAAAAATCATGCACAAGGTTGTTACTGCTGAAGGACTGCAGATTGCTGAAGAGTTCGACGCAGAAGGTCAAGAGCTCAATGCAAAATACTGTGACCGCCGTGAAGCTGCTGCAGCTCGCACTCCTCTCACTCCTCAGGACCGCGTAATTCGCTGCGAGGAAAACCTGAAGAAAGCAGAAGAGAAGTTGCAGAAAGCAACTGAGGAGCTGGAAGCTAAGAAAAAGCAGCTCGAAGAAGCTAAGGCAGAGCTCGATGCATATCTTGTAGCTCAGACTGGAGAAATTCCTGCAGAGGAGCCGGCAGCTGAAGCTCCTGCCGAAGAGACTGACCCGCTTGCATAACCACACAGCCAATCAGTCAATGAGGACCGTCTCACATGAGGCGGTCCTCTCTTTTTATCTATATGCATAATTGCGGCACGGCATTTAAGCTTTGCCGCTTTTATTTTATTGCCACTTCTGTTATATTTGTTAAAAAGCGTAAACGTCCAGAAACATGCTTCTTTCGCGTTCTAGGACACTTTTATATTAAGCTTTATATTTAATACATATAAATGATTTGGACACGATAGAAGTCATCTATGGAGCTCCTAGATATGAATTTTTATATGACTCAAATCTATTATTTAGGCTTGGTGCTGCTATACTTTGATGTTACATGCTGCGATTGTTAACAGCCATAAAATTATTGGTAAAAAGCAGGGCTCAAGAGATGACCTCTATCGCGTCCAAATTTGAGAGATATATAAATTATCATCTTCGAAAAGAAATGATGCGAGAACGCGAAAGAATGATATTCTCGAATGAATTTTAGGGCTTATTACGTCTCCATTTTTATAGGCAAAGCCACAATAAACTAGATAAAAATTTTTATGTTAAAAGTGTTAAAACAGTGCTCTATATCAAATTTATTTAGTACTTTAGTCTATAAAAGAATAAAGATTAAACTGTTAAAAAGTGTTACATGCTAGTGAAGTTCATTGCAGCTTGGCCCTATGGGTTAGGCAGTTTGAGCCTGAATGCTCGAACTGTGTTGGGTATATGCATAGCGGTTTATGCACCGGGTGCCCACACTGGAGTTCTGCATTAGTAATAAAATTGGCCGAGAGAATATCCGCCACAACTGGACAGGAGAATGGCCAAGAGAATAACAGGAGAAACGTTGAACAATTTTAATATAAAGCAATATGGAAAATATCGAACAAGAGAATACCCAAGAGGTACAGCAAGAGAATTTACTTGGAGGTGAAGTAATTGCTGAGCAAGCTCAAACTGAAGAACGGCCTCAAGCAATTCAATTAGTTCAGCCAAAAGAAGCTGAGGATGAAATTGCTGAACTTGAAAGGCAATATCGTGAAACAATTGAACGGGAGAATAAATAATGGCTCAATTCAGATTGGATTACAGCAAGGCTCAAACAATGCAAATTTCCAATGATGCATTTTTCTTCATTACCGAAGAAGAGGAGCCACTAGATGAAGAAAATTTGGAAGAAGCTCAAGAGGTTTTGAGCATGTTTCCAAATGGCTTTTATGTAGAAGAAAATTGGAAACCTGTTGAAGACTCAGACCTTATTGAGGCAACGTTTATACCGTATGTAGAAGATGAAGATGATTGGGACGAGTATCAAGACCTAACAAAATACATACAAATGCAAATAAAATGGCTTGACACAAATCATATCCGAGTATGGTGGTATAACAATCAAAAGGGCACAAGAGAATTGCAAGGTGATTTTAAGGTTTATACTAATCAGTACGGCCATAAATGCTTTCATACAGGAGAGCAAGACAAGGAATCTGTGCCAGGAAAAATGAGCTTATATTTCTTAAAGCATTTTAGCAAGAGAAATGCAAAATAAAAGCGCAGGAGAATATCCTGTGTTCATTTTACTGTAAATAAGAAAAGGGACTAGTTCGTGAGAATTGGTCCCTTTGTTGTATATTATTCATCTTTTTCGTCTATAACAAGAGAATAACCTAAACCCCTAATCGTATTTATTTTTATCCTGTTATCTTGGTTTAGGTAATTCCGTAAGTGGCATATATGTACATCTAAGCTGCGTTTATTGAAATAGTTGTTATCTTTCCAAATACCATGTAGTAGTATCTCTTTTGAAAGTAACTCATTTTTGTATGCACATAAAAGCGCAAGAGTTTTACTCTCTTTAGCAGTCAACTTTATTTCCACAGAGTTTAATTTAAGAGTATTGGCCTCTGTATCAAAAGTATAATTACCTATTCTGTATGCTTGCTCTATGCTTCTGACTTTAACTCCGCATCTTTTTAGAAGAGCTTTAACTCTGCAAATAAGCTCTTCAAGATTATAAGGCCTGACAACATAATCATCAACACCAGAATTAAAGGCCTCTATGATATATGAATAGTCAAACAAATCAGATACGAAAATCACTGGCATTTTCTTATTGATTTTACGCAGGAAATGCAAAAGCTTTAAGTCACCTGGTATATTGGCTTTGAAGTGACCTAAAATGCACAAATCGTAATTGCCCTCACGCAATTTCTTCAGCACATTTTCTTCTGAGGTGTTTATTACACTAAACCCGTAAAAGGTTAAATAATCTACCAAGATGCTACAATCTTCATCTTGATAAACTAAAATTCTTGGAAGCGGAGCTTGTATATCCATATTATTTATTTTTATCTATTTGGCTTTTTAATTCATTGTATAATATTTCAAACCAGAAAGGATTTAGCTTAAGCAAATCGAAATACGAATATACTCCTTTTTGTATAATAAGCGATGCATATCTAAGTTCTTTTTCCTGTCTCTTTTTAAGATGCTCGTGATAAGAGCTTATCGCCTTATCAACAGAAAATAAGAAACTCGATTTGTTTTCAAGCAATACTTTTTGCTCTGTATTTTGCTCAAAGTAATATGGTATTGAAGGAGTTGCCCAGAATGTTAATCCTCCACCATATTCCTTACTTGCTTTATACATAAAACCAGGGCATACTCGAATTGAGTTTGGATAAAGCATTCTACAAATTCTTATACGCCTTGGTATAAATGGATTGAGCAGTGTGGCTAATCGCTTGTTTATGTAATCAGAGTATTTGTCAATCATACGAGTGTGCTCTTGCGTCAATATAGATATAAGCAACTTTATATGATGCTTTTCTATTTTGTCGCTCAACCTTATGTATTCTTGATTGAAAGCTTCTCGCTGAATGCGTATTCTATCCTCTTTAAGCCGTTGAGCTTTTTTCTTAAAAGCTTCTCTGCGGCCTTCTGCTGACCTTTGTTTGCCATAAGGCCCATATAGCACAGTGAGACGGTCGCGATAGCCTGTATATATACGAGGCTTTCGCCACGCGTCATCACCGTAATAAGCTTCAATTTCAGCATTTTCTGGTAGTTCTGAAAGCATAGATTGAGCTTCTTCGTTGTCAATTTTTTCATCAGCATTTGCTTCAGCTTCTTCTATATCTTCATCACCACTTTTTATTTCTGCTAGAAACTCAAGTAGTTCTTTATCGTCTAAATCTCCATATTTTTTAATGTCTGCCATACCAGTTAAATAAGTTCGATATTATATCTTTACCTACCTGTTTTTCAAACATTCCAAAATAGGAAATTGCTAACAGCAATCTTGCCACTTTATGAAGTAACCAGAATGCTACATATATAGGAGCATAAATTACTCCTAATATACACCAAATAATTTTAAGTACCTTTTTCATTTTTCTAATCCAGTTATTGGTTGTTGTATACTCGCAAATTGGTCATTTACTCGCTGTACGTAAGGCGAAATTGGCGGAGTTACACATTGTATACTACTTACAGCATCTATCATGCTAATTGCAGAACATGTCATAAAGATGTCCGTTAAAGTGTTAACCAACTCTTCTTTACTCAGTTTCTGCAAGTTATTCTTTATTGTCTCCCTTATTTGCTGTTTCATTCTCTTTAGCTTTTATCTGTTTTACAGTTCTATGAAAAGCTTCATCGCATAGTCCCTTGATAAAAGTTCTAAGTACTGAAGGATATTCAGATGTATCTATATCCTTATCGAGAACTTTTGCATACAAAGCAGCAAGAGCTTTAGGATTATATATTCCTTTTTCTTGGAGCCTATCAATTGGTCCTCTTTTGAGTTCTACTCCTTTTTCCATGCAGAGCTTTGCTCTCGTTTTATGTAAATCTTCCATAAGGAATTTTACATGACCTTCAAAAGCAGGCATTTGAATAATATCAATTACCTTAAGGTCCTTAAGTTTTTTAGTTTCTTTCATTGCTATTTGTTTTTATAAAATTTTTCTTGCATATCAAAGTGTCTTTTATATATATGCAAATCATGCGCAAAGTGGTAATATGTACCTATAGGCAAACCAAGCTCATCAGCTACTAACTGCTGAAGCTTAGTCCAGCAATATTGGTCATTGCAAAAGCCATAAACCAAATCATTGCTTCGCATGGTTACGCACATATCAAGAGTTTCAATGCCGGGCTTAATATCAAAGCCTACAGACAAAGTGCAAGGTGTATCATACTTATAGTCATCCTTCTCTTTGCCATCAAAGATTGTAAACCAAGCTTGACGAGTATCTTTATTCTCCTTGAGTTGTTCGATGCACTTAGCCAATTGTTTATTGCGTGTCCATTGCCAACCATAGTTAGAATTGACTATGTTATCGCCTCCGTGCATTTTATCCCATATAGGAGCAAACTTTTTAATCTCTGCTACACTCCTATCGCCTGACATATACCAGGCATATTCGCGCTCAGCATATCGTTCACTGAATTTGCGCCATTCTGTTGTTATAACGCGCTGCTGTGGATTACGTAAATAGAAGCCAACATTGTAAACAGCCTTTGTTCCAACATTAGTATCTATTCCTTGGCCCATAATAAAAGCATATAGGTCCTCAAAAGCCTCAGTTGCATTTTTATATGATATATTCATGTTTCCTCGTATTCAAATGTTAACACTAGAGTTGCGCCATAATCATTCCAGAGAACTTCTTCAAGCTCTTCTTTTGTGTGGCAATTATATCGGCACATCTCAGCTTCCAAGTCCATAGGACTATCTATTATAAGAGTATTTTCAGCTATTGTTGCCATATTACTTAACAAGTTTATTTGTATTACTATTGTAAACTCTAAACAAAAGCTCTTCAGCTTCATCATTCATGGCTTTGCATATAGTTAATGCTTCTTCCATAGATAAATCTTTAAGCTCTTCATCGTTATCATTAAAAGCAATTTCACCAGTTATTACTCTAATTTCAAATGAATTGGTTAAAGCAAAAGCTTTAGCAGCATCGAGTGCTTGTACGCATATATAATGCACAGCATCCCAATATATGTATGATAAAGTATTTGAGCCATCCAGTATTTTGATATATAATTCTCTCAACTTTTCAGGCTTAAACATACCTTGCTCATCCATTCGCTTATATTCAGCAAGCCATCTCCCATAACCATTTGTTACTCTAAATTTATTAGCATAAACTGCCACAAATCTGAGAAACTGGTCTGTATAAACGACCTCTGGTATTTCTACTGCTTTCTTTTTCATAAAGCGTCAAATTCTTTTTGCAGTTGGTCAATACGTTTTTGTATTCTGGCCAAAGCTAAAAGTTTTATATCTTCGAAGTTTACAAAGCTATTATCCACATCCATGTACTTAGATTGTCCGCAATATGTTAATGTAGTACTAAGCTCTATTCTGTGAATAGCATTTGCTTCTTCCCATTTTTTCCTTTGCTCTATAAGATGATTTATGCGCTTTATTAGCTCTCCACCTTTATTTAATTTTTCTTCTGTCATGATAATTAAAAAAGTTTATATATTCTCGCGCGCTCTAGAGCCCGCTTAATTTTCTGAATATATTTCTTTTGCTTCATACTTTAAGCGCGATATTACGCGCGAGAATAATGCATAAACAAATGCTATTTATCTTTCGTTAATAGTTTCCAGTTGAGCCAAGAGCTCCATCGCCACGTTCAGATGAACGGCTAAAAAGCTCTGCTTCAGGTACTTCTTCAAGTCCTTCATAAGACACAGGCACAAGAATAAACTGTGCTATCTTCATGCCTGGTTTAATATGAACTTTGGCTCTACCGACATTCACGACGTGGATATGTATCTCTCCCTGGTAGTCTTCATCTACAATCTTAGCACCGAGTATAACAATGCTTTCAAACGCCTCTGCCTTTGGCGTTCTACCAGCTCCAAGGCAAGCCCATTTAGAAGTTACAACTCCTGATTTATCGGCTGCCATAAGCATATATCCTTCTGGAATTTCCATCTTAATACCTGATGGTATCAAAACATCAGTTCCTGGATTTACGATAAAGCCTTTGTTATTTCCAAAGTTAGGAACGAAAAAATCAATTCCTGCTGCTTTACCAGTCCCACGAACAGGAGACTTTACATTTCTTATTTTTGCAAACTTCATAACTACACTATTTTAACAAGTTCCTTAGCTGCTGTTTCTACGGCTCTAGCAAGTCTATGTTCAACTTCTGGACTTATAAGGCTGTAAACTCCTTCTTTTTCAAAAGCGTCAGCCATGATAGCTCCAATTTTTGAAAGCTTAGGATTAGAAGTGTTAATGCCATGCTTATCCATAAGTTCTTTGTTGTACTCATACTTAATACCTCTGCCATTTTCTACAGGAACGAGCTTAGCTATTTCTGCATGAGTATTTGACTTTCTGCTCGGAACAGTGATAATAATCTCCTGATTGGTTGTCATGCACATATCTGTGCACATTTCCATTACTTCATTGAAGTTGCGCTTAAACTCTCTTGGAGTTACTGAAATTAAACTTTTCATAATGACGTCAAATTAGCAATTAAGTTCAACATATATGTTTTGTCTTTATCTCTTCTGAGCTTCATCTTATCTTTTAAGGCGAGAACTACTAGCTGAACACCTATAAGATGATGTTTTGCATGAGACTCGTCAATTATATCCAATACTACCTCTTTGGATATAATCTCATCATAACTTTCGGTCTTGTCAATGATAGCATTTATCTTGATTCCACCAATTACAAATGAGTAACACTTGCCTTCTTCATAGTTTTCATTCTCAAGGCCAGACAGGAATTGAAGTTCTTTTAACTTTGCTTCCTGCTCTTCTTTCAGATGAAACACCTTTATATCTATATCCTGTGGATTAGACGGAACTCCGAGCACAGCTAGAGCAACAGTACCCGTTACTGTATATTCGATTTTATTTGCATTGCAAAAATCATCGAGTTTGAATAAAGCTTCTTTTATATTCATATCTTATTACATTAGGTCGTCATTGAATAGGGTTGGCTGTTCTGGAGCTTTAGGAGCTTTTACGTCTCCTGGTTTACGCTTCAGTACCCAAAGGGTATTACGAGCAACATCTGGAAACATAGGAGCCATGATATTGGCAATGAGGTTTGAGTCATAGTAATCCTTAAGAGCCTCAAACATCTTTTTCTGCCAGTCATTCATAAGAGGCTTGTAGTCCTTCATAGAGGCAAATGTACCAAACTTCTTTATAATAGTAAAGTGCTGAGACAATATGCCTTCAAGCTCCCAATGGTCAAACTCTTGCACATCAACTCCACGGCCATCGCCGGAGTCATAGGTGTGATTACCTGCTGCTCCTACTTCTGGGTCATAGTTAGGAGTTGAAAGGTAGTAAGTTGCGTTGTTATTGCCACACGCCTTAAAGTTCTCAAGGAACACGTGAGCATTCTGCTTTCCTACATGCTCAAGCACCTCAAATGTACATACCTTATCAGCATTGAATTGGCTGAAGTCCAAATCATGTTTTACAAGGTCTGCAACATAGAAATGGGCCCAAGGTACGTCTGCATATTTCTCTGCGGCTTGGTCGATTGTTTTTTCACGTATATCTATACCGATATATTCTTTTTGCTTGAACTTGTTTCGATATAAAACTTCAAGCAAGTTAGCTGCTCCGCAGCCGAAGTCCACGATTGACTCACCAATCTTTGCCTCTTTGAGAACATGTGTCCATCGCAGATAGTGCGCAAACTGGTCTCTGTGAAATACGTGACGCTCAAAGGCCTGGTCAGGTCTGAGGTCTGTTGTGTTATACACTTTTGCCATAGTTAAAAAATTGTTTATTTGTTGAAAATATCTTTATGCTCTTCCAGATAGTCATTCATAGAGCCCATGTAAGCTACTGCATCAAGAAGATTATCCTCTTTGTGTGCATAAGCCTCACGCGATAACTTAAGAGCTATCATAGCTCTATACATACCAGCAGTTGTTATTTGCTGGTCTTTAGGCGACATCAAGTTATAAAGAGCCGCTGCTCTTTCCATTGATGCCTGAAATGGTCCGTATTGACGCTCTTTTTCCTCTGAGCGTTCATTTACAATCTTGTTTGCTTGTTCTAATATATTACTCATGCTTTGAAACTGTTTATTATTTTATCTTTTAACTCTGGATTATTCTCAAGCATTTCCACAAAAAGGTCTGCTGCAACGTTTATACTAAACTGCCTTATATCGTCATTTTCTTGGAAATACCTAAGGAAAACCAGTATTTCCTTAAGCATTTCGTTATTCTCTTTTAACAGTTTAAGTATCTCATCCATTACAGCATCGATTTTAGTTCTGCTTTTAATCTTTTTGCATCAGCACCTCTAAATGTTTGTGCATTTGCCAAGAAGTATCTAACAATATCTCCTGCGGTATCATAAAAATACATAGCATTCGGGTCTGAAGTATCAAGTGTTAGCATTGCCTCTAAATAAGGCACTGCGCCAAAATATACATTAAGCCATGTTGACTTTATATCTTTAGCTATTTGCTGAAAGGTTCTTTTCTTGTCCATTTTATTATCTTTATTTAGATATGCAAATATACTAATTTTCTCCGAGAATAGAAAATTTTTTTCATTATAAAATGCACTCACTTAACACTTCTTAACTTGGCCAGATTTTATTGCTCTTCTGGATATTCTATTTGCAGTAATTCTTTGCAAAATTGAATAACTTGCTCATAATTATTATATGCAGTTTGAGTAATAATTCTCTGCTGAAGTATCGTCAGTTTATTTTTAATAATAAACTTATTTATATTAAGAGAGAGAGCTTTATCATTGCATCTTCTTTTGTCTCCTAGCTGAATAGCTAGTTGAGCATAATGAATACATTTCTTTATATCCTGCACTCCATTTTTAGCTTTATACCTACTAATATATTTTATAATGCATCCTTGTATAAAAGAGCATCTTAAAGCAGTTATAAGCTCTATTGGTTGCATAGCCATATCTTTATAATGGTTACCACCTATTTGTACATCTGTTGCTTTCATATTTCTACTTTTGTATAATTATTAAAATCACAATAAAGATATTTAGGAATAGGAGTTATAGCCTCATTTATATATTTACATGTAGTTGACCATTTATTTTTCATAACTACCTCATATATTACATTGCGATAACAGAATATATCTCCAACCTTTAGCCTTGATATTTTAATATACTTTTCGCGCATGACTATTAGCTATAAATCCGTTTGCCACTCTCATTTCATCCATAAACATAACAGAATTGTAATGCTTAGGAAATTCTTTTATCACCTTAAAGCTTGCTGTTTTATCTTTCACAAAGCTATTATCGCCTACAGGCTCTACATACCCAAGTTTTACAAACTTATAAAGATATGCGGTTTCTGAGTTTCTACCTGGCTCTTTACCAAGCAGAATTTCTTTTGAACTTACTACTTTGCCAACATTATCGTTAACAAATTTTACCATTTCCGGAAATACCGGAGCTTGTTTTCCATTACGTCCCATATTACATAAATTTTTTATATTTGTCAATTTTTGCTTTTATGCTATCCATTAAGGCATTTTGCTTTTTATCTTTTGCTTTAAGTGCTCTGATCACATCTTCATCATGAGTGCCTTGCAATATCAAATGATTTATAACAACATGATTTTGCTGTCCTTGTCGATATAATCGAGCATTAAACTGCTGATATAATTCAAGACTCCATGTTTGCCCAAACCAAACTATTATGCTACCTCCTGCTTGAAGATTAAGCCCATGGCCTGCTGATGCTGGATGTGCTAACATAACTTGTATTTTACCAGCATTCCAGTCTTCAATATCTTTATTGTTTTTAAGCTCTCTTGGCTTATATTTTTTAAGATATTCCACGATTCTATCCCTATCGAATTGATAGGTCCATGCTACAAGCACAGATTGGCCATTTGCATCTTCAATTATCTCCTTAAGAGCTTCAAGCTTAATATCATGAATTGGAAACACATTTCTTTCTTCATCATATATAGCTCCATTTGCGAACTGCAATAACTTATTTGATAAAGCCGCTGCATTTACTACATTCACTTCAACTGGCTTTTGCACAAGCGTAACATTGCCATCTTCATCTTCTTCCTCTACTGTTTCAGCAGTATTAAGCAAATCGAGCACTTTATTCTTTTCAAAATCATCATATTGCTTTTTTATATCATCTGGCATTCTAAGTTTGATATAATTATCTGTACGCAGAGGCATTTCAAGATAATCATCTGCTTTCATGCTTATGCAAATATCCTCTATTCTTTTATGAATGAGTTGCTCTGAGTCACTCATCAAATTATAAGAATATACGACATGACCATTTGTTTGACCTGGCCGGAAATACTTTTCTCTATATCTGGAAATAGTCTTTTCTAACCTATCGCCTCTATCCATAAGATATATTTGAGGCCACAAATCAATAAGTCCATTAGGCGCTGGAGTACCTGTTAAACCTACTAAGCGCTTAAGATAAGGTCTTGCTCCGCGTAGTGCCTTAAATCTAACGGATTTATAAGACTTAAAGCTACTGAGCTCATCTACTACTACCATATCAAATGGCAACTTACCACCGCCATATAAGGCACACAACCACGCAACATTATCTCTTGAGATTATATATACATCAGCTTTTGTTTCCATAACAGCTGCTATGCGCTGTTTTTGAGTGCCTATTATCTTTGAAAAGCGCAAATGCTGCAAATGCGCCCATTTTTCAGCTTCTTCTTGCCAAACAGACTCAGCTACTCGCTTTGGAGCTATTACTAGAACTGAGTTTATTTCGCAGTAATCATTCATAAGATAATTTATAGCCGTAAGTGTAGATACAGTTTTACCTAAGCCCATATCAAGGAATACTCCGCAGAATGGATGGGTAATTATATGTTCAACACATGCTTTTTGATAGTTATGTAAATTACTTTCTGTCAGCATCATATTTTATGCTATTTATAAAATTGTTTACTCCTTCTACTGTATCAATAACCTCAACTCTAAAGCCAAGATTTCTGAGCTTGTTGTGCATAAATACCTGAATACGTCTTGGCTTTTGCCCAGTTGTTTTGAGTTCAACAAAAGCTATTTTGCTATGAGGCATTAAGACCATTCTATCTGGTAACCCAAGCAAGTTGTCACATAAAAGCTTTATGCACATTCCACCATTTGCTTTTACTGCTTCAACTAATTTACGCTCAATTACTTTTTCACTTTCTACCGTCACGTTCTTCATAAGTTAATGTTATTGATAATACAGTAACTCCCACTTGTGCCTCAATTGTCTTTTTCAAATTTGCTCTAAATACTTCTATATTATTGCAAGCATTTTGTTCTGTAACATTGTCTGCATCATATCGAAATACTTTAGTAGCTCCATTTGAAAGTTTACATTGAGCTCTTACTATTACAAACTTCATGCTCTTATAATGTAAAGGTTATATTCACACTTATCTACGTCAAAATATATTCTGTCTATTGCAAACAGTTGCCCAGAAAACATGATAAAAGTTCCTTTTTGCGGAATGCAATCTATATTCTTAGAAGCAATTAGCTTGTAATTACGAGCTTCTATGCCATTCTTTTTATAAAAATTTGCTATCATAATAAACTGTCTTTACGTCTGTAATACTTCTGTTTACCATATATTGAAAAGTTCTTTGTCGAAGTGGATGCCTCCCATTCAGGCAATGAACGCAATATATCATTTATATCTCTGGTGTTATATCTTGACATATCATTTTTTTCTTTACCAAGACACTCACACCATATTTCGGCCACACATACAAAGTCTTTTTGGATTGTTCCAACCTGGGATAATGGGTCTTCTAACCATCTACGTCTATCATAAAGGTCCATATTAGCCCAATTATCAGGATATTTTGCATTGAGATACTCTTCAATAATGCCTTTACGCTCATCTTGTTCTGAATGTTTATGCTGCTCAATTTTAGCAATCATATCCTCTTCACCTGTCATGTATAACGGCTCACCTTGTTTATACATTTCATAAGCTTCTGCCCATATTTGGTCTACCTCTTCGTCTGTAAGCTCTTCTGCTACGTTTTTAGTAGCATATTCTGGCCGTACATCAATTGGCAAAAAGCGTCTATTTCCTGTTGGGTCACGTAAGAAGTCTTTTGAGTTGGTAGTACCGAAGAATACACATTGTCTTTTATATGTTTCTATAGTTCTGCCATAAGCAGGTCTAAATGAGTCCTCGCATTTTGATATGTAATGCTTAATTGTTTCAACTTCTGCTTTTTTAAGACCTGAAAGCTCGGCTATTTCTACCAGCCATGCTCCTTGTATTTGCTCGAATGACTCTTTACCTTGTACAGTCGTAAAAGTATCTGAAAACCAGTTTTTACCAAGTTTTTTTACAAATGTACTTTTGTATGTGGCTTGAGGTCCTACTAATATAAGAGCTGTATCAAACTTAGTACCTGGGTGAAATACTCTTGTCACAGCTGCGCATAGCATCTTTCTTATAGCCGCTCTTGTATATGCATTATCCTCTGCACCAAAGTAGTCTATAAGCAATGTATTTACACGAGGTGTTCCATCCCACTGTAAGGATTTTATGTATTTGATTATCGGGTGGAATTTCTTCTTTTCAATTTCAAGCGCAAGCGCATCGTCCACTTTTTGACTAGACACAATGCCATAAATACACTCAATGTAATTACGTACACCAGAATAGTCAACATCACGAAGAGGCTCCACATCATCGATTTTGCGCCATGGAAGCGTTTTTGTAACATATCTTTTATTATCAAAGGTGTTTAACTTGAAAGCATTTTTAAGAAAAGGGTCAAACTGAAATATAATATTCAAGTTGTTTGCAGAATTTTCATATTCCCCTTTTGTATTAACTGTAAGTTCTGAAGTCCAAGAATTATCCTGCTTTTCTGCCGGTAATTCTACTTCTTCGGCAAATTCGAATTTTGCTTCAGCTAATTTCTCTTCAGCAATATGCTTTTTTGTTGTAGAGTCCTTAGAGGCAAATTCTTCCATTGCCTTAAAGCTCTTTTTATCTTTGTCTTCTTTTTCTTTGCCTGTATCTAAGTGGCCATATTTATGAATACGAACAAGGTCAAAAGCATTACATAATCTTCCACCTGCTGGGTCTGTTCCATGATGAGAATATGCAAATTTATCATCATACACAATAAGTCCAGCGGCGGTTGAGCCGTTTATATATGTATATCTACCTTCTCCTGCAGGCTCATATACATCTGAAAGAAACGCAGCTATTGCTTCTTGAATTGTGTATGTTCTGCAAAATAAGCCAACTATACCTTTTTTATTTTCAGGGTCTTCTTGCTTCTTTATAGCTTGCATTATAACATCACTACTATCAGAAGCTGTTGGCCATTCACTTGTATCATGCCAATCATTATATAGTCCTAATATATAATCGGCCTCAAGAAATGGTCCATCTTGATATTCAAAATAGTACTCAGCATCTGATGATACAGACGGCCAGAACATAAGTCTATTCACATCGAAAGTTGACGGGTCAAACAAATCAATGTTTAGGTCTCCGGCAACTTTTCGTGCAATGGCTTGATATTCTTCTTGAGATACTTCTCTATCAAGTGGAATTATCAATCTGTGTCGAGGCTTTTCTGCACATGACTTATGTGTTGAGTGTATTACTGCCGCACAGTCAAAAAGCATTGTAAAGTCCCACCAGAAATTCTCATGCGAAAAGTCTATATCCAATGCTATAAGCTGACGATATAGAACATTAGACTTATCACGACGGCCATTTGTGAGAAAACCTCCCACAAAGCCGCCTACATCTTTTATTTTACTCTGCTCATCTTTTGTAGCATGCATAAACTGCTTATACGTTTCAGCAGTTACAACAGGCTCTGATAGCTTTTGAACTAAAGCGCTCCAAGTAGTTTTGGTATTTTTCCAAACTTTACTTGCAACGCTTAGCCCAATGGCTATGCTGAGATTTGCATCGTATTCTAATTTACCTACTTGCATAGTATAACCACAAAATATACAATATTATCTTTATTGTCATCAATCTTTTAAGTAAAATGGAGTTATATAACCATCAGCTTTCAATGGAAAATCAGGAGCCCACACAGGCACTCGCTCCATTGCTTTTACCATGCTATTATAATGCTCTTCTGCATTTTCAAGAGGTATTTCAGCTATAGCTTCATCATGTACATGCATAGTTATAGCAAAACCTTCTTCTTGCATATTTAGCATAGAATTGCCAAGCAAATCACGTGCAATGGCCTGAACTATATTCTCCGTTAATTTACCACCATAGGTATCAATTTCACCCCATTGGTTTGTCTCCTGTATAATACCACCGTAGCATAATACTCGAGTTGGCATAGTAGAACGGCCAATCTTCTTATCTTTGAACATAGGATTTGCATAAAACAACTTTCTGCCAGAAGGCAATTGAATTGTCATAAACTGTCCATCACAGTCAAAGATTAGATTTTTGCAAGTGCAAGATACTGGTCTTTGATAACGAACTGCTTCTTTTGAAGCTTCATCAATCTCTTTCCACATATCTACGATTGCAGGATTAGCAGAGCGCCATTTACGCACCAGGCTCATCATTTCAGTATCTGATAAGCCCATACGCTCACCACCCATTCGCTTAAGTGCTCCTAATGAGCCCTCATAGCCAAGTGCAAGCTCTGAGATTTTTGATTTGTCTCGTAATACAGAACCTTTAGTAATTGCAGAGATAGGAACATTAAACATCTTAGAGCCTGTGGCTTCATAAATTTTACCATCGCCTCTAAATACGTCCATGCGCCACTTTTCATTAGCAAGCCAAGATATTACTCTTGCCTCAATGGCTGAGAAGTCTGCAACTGCAAATGTTTTACCTTTTGGAGCAATAAGAGCTGTTCTTACTAACTGAGACAAAATATCTGCCACATCATCATATAGCATCTCAACAGTTTCCCAGTCTCTTGCTCTAATAAGTTCACGCGGTGTTTCTATATGAGAAATATGATTTTTTGATAAATTCTGCAACTGCAATAATCTACCGGCCCATCTTCCTGTTCTATTTGCGCCATAGAATTGAAATAACCCTCTGCATCTGTTATCTTTCATCGCACAATTAAGCATAGCATAATACTTCTTAATTGAAGTTTTTGATAGCTTTTTGCGAATGCTGAGTAATTCAATTACTTCTGGATAGTCTTTGAACTCTTCAAGCAAATCCGGCATTGACTCTTTTGATAAAGATAGAACCGCATGGCCTGTTGTGTTCTCAATCCATTTTCGTATCTGAGTTGGAGAGTTTGGATTTTGAAGTCCTGTTAACTCTTTTGCATGATTTGTTAAAAGAGTTGTATACTCATTATCTACAGCAATTGCAGATTGAGCAAGCTCCATATCTACCAAAATGCCTCTGTCGTTGATATTCTGGTCAAGCACATACATTCTGCGCTCAATATCTGGAATTTCATAAGCAGATAGCTTTTGAAATATCTCACGCTCAGCGAGCACATCATACATGTTATACTCTTTATACATTTCCCATTTCTCTGGTGCATCACTCGGATAATTACGTGTGCGCATGCCATTTATTCTCGTTGGCTTACAGGGACACGAGAAATACTTTATAAGTGCTTTACCAGTATCAAGCTTTTTGTCTGTTAGGTCTAATCGCTTTGATACAGCATCCAGTGATAATGGTAAGCCGCAATATGCGGCTTTTACTGAAGTACAATACCACTGCTCTGCTGGAATATCATATCCGATACGCCTAAAGCTTAACCGCTCAAATACAGCATTATGAGCTACTTTAACGCACTCTGGGTTAAATAGAGCTTCTTCAAACTCTTCTGGAATATCATCTCCTTGCGCCAAGTCAACAATGTTAACCGGCTCATTGTCTAAAGCATATCCAATAATAAGTATCTCAAAGTCTGGTGACTCAATATATTTATAAGCACCAGACTCTTTAATATCTACTGATGAATATGTTTCAACGTCTATAAAAAGATTTTTTGCCATTATTTCTTTATTTGGATTATTATAGAAACTGTGGAATAGGCAGGACTCGAACCCGCATCTTGCTCTCGTTGTTTTTAAGTGGCGCCACGCTGCTCTGCCATTAAGCTACTATCCCAATAGAAGTATAGGCGGGACTCGAACCCGCATAACAGGTACACAAACCAATGGCACTCTGTGGTTTTACCATTAAACTACTATACTTGCTGATGCAGAGAGGAAGATTACATCAGCTCATCATTGAAAGCGTTTTCGCCTCCGAAGTCCTCTTCAGCTGTTGAGCCACCGGCCAACATCTCTCCGTCTTCGAGCTTCTGAAGATTGTTAAGTCCTGCAGCGATGCCTTTGGACGAAACATTGAAGGCATAGAAGTTGATTGATGCGCGGCCATAGCAACCACTGTAGAACTCCTCTTTTTCCATGATAGGATTGAGGTCACGGTCAACAATGCTCGGCTTTCTGTTGGAGTTAGCATTGATGAAGTAGCAGTTTTCAAATGCAGGGTCATCTGCACGCTCTGCATCACCATCGCGGAGCGGAAGCTTCAGAGCTGCATCTGCAGGAAGCTGGCCATTCTTATTGGCGAGTTTGGCCTTTCCAGCCTCTTTTGCAGCAGCAATGGCCTTGTTGATTTTGTCGAGAGTAGCCTTGTCATCCTTGCTGATAAGAATGCAAATGTTGTACTTAGGAGTATCGCCCTCATTCATTGCGGTGGGCTCGAACACGTTCACATAGCAAAATCTTACTTTGCCAGTTACAACCTTAGTTGAATTTACTTGATTGCTCATTTTTGTAAATTTTTAATTGTTATACTTAAGTTATTATTCTTTGAAGTCTATTTGTGCTTGGCCATATCCCATTGCTGGTCTCTTGTCTTCAAGAGGTACAAGAGTAGGTTTGCCTTGTGGCTTTATTACCACATCTGAGAGAAGTTCAGCGAAACGCTTTTTACCTACTATCTTTTCAATAGAAGTAATCGGCTTAAGCTTCATGTTAAACACCTCATCTTCAGTCAACTCTGGGCATCGTGCAAATATAGTATTTGAAGCTTGGTCCTCATCAACCCATTTGCGTCTGCTTATACCTTCTACAAGTTTAAGACCTGGCCATTGCTTATTTTCTGTGATAGCTTTTGCCTGTGCATACTCTGTAATAGAGTTGGCCCATTCAATAAGCTTAGGAGTACGGCGGACAATATCCGCAATCTCATCATCTGTGAGAAGTGCAGGCTCTGCAAATTCATGCTGAGCTATTTCGAGTTGCTGTTCATACAATTTTCTACATTGATTACGAACAGCACAAAATCTGCACCAGTCTCCAGCATTGAGTTCACCTTTGCCCTCGAAGGCAAGTTCTGCTTTTGGCTTGAGCTCTTCTTCAGCCCATTTGCGGAGCTCTTCTACAGATATTTGCCATGAAGATATATTATTGATACGTGGTTGCACAATTGTCAATCGTACCTCAGATATATCATACATAGTATCATATTTCTGCAATGCTCCAAGACCATAAAGCATGAGCTGTTTATTCCATTCAGCGTATACTGGAACTCCTTTTCCGTATTTCAAGTCAATAACTTCCATAAGGTTGTCATTGATGATAACGCAGTCAGCTGTTCCAAAGCTCTCTGGCACAAAGTCTGTCAAATCAAGCTTTTGCTCAATCTCCATTACGGCTAATGGGTTTACTGTTTTAGCTTCTGCTAATTGTGAAGCGCAGTAATCTGTATAAGTTGGAACTACGTCAAGCATTTCCTCATTAAACAGCTCATTTGCCATAATTTCTTCAAGGCGTTGGTCAAACTCTTGCTCACTGATAGCAAGCAGAGTATCACGCTTAATATAAAGCTCTGAGAGCTCATGTGCCAACGTACCTTCTTGCGCATATACAGAGCTTTTCTTTTCTCCGTATTCATCTTCAAGCTTTGCAGATGGAGTGCAATTAAGCCATCTTCCAGCTCCAGAAGCCGAGAGGAGTGCATGACTCCTCTGGCTATGTTTCTGTAACTTAGTGCTAGTTGTTTGCATACTCGTAATACTCTCCATCTTTTAGGCCTACAGTTACCTCAGCTGCTCCAGACTTTGTGATAAAGTTAGCCATGCTTGAAAGCAATGCTGAACACACATAGTGCAGTCTCGGGTTTTCCTTGCGGAATTTGATTGCTGCTTTTTGCAGCTTCTTTTGATTTGCCATTACAGTGACTCTAAGAAGTTATACATTTCGTCATATTTAGACGGGTCAAGCTTTGTTACGCTTGGAGCACCAAACTCATTGAGTTTCTGCTTGATAACATCGCGGTGCTCATTTACTTTCTGAGCAAGCATCTTGCGCACATCCTCTATGCTCTTAGAGGCAGAAGAAACAGCCTGAGCAGCAGGTGCTCCAGGAACAGGAGTGGCATCGGGCTTTGTCAGGGCAGGTGCTGCAGCTGGAGCTTGTGGCTTTGTGGCCTGAGCAGGCGCTGGCTGAGAAGCCGGTTTAGCTGGTGCAGCAGGCGCTGCAGGTTTCTGAGTCTGAGTTGTGGCAGTTACCATTGCTCCACCAAACAATGACTTGATGAAGTTCTGCGTATTTTCTGACAGGTTTACGCTAACCTCTACGGAAATTTTAATAGCTTCCATTTTCGTAATTTTTAATTAAGTTATCTAAAAAGTTAATAAACTCTTGAATTGTCATATCTGGCACATTTGAGATTTTCTGCTCAATTAGCACATTATCTTTATATATAGATAAGTACACGCCATTATAATTAAGCTTGACTTTATATTGACCTTTCAGCAAAGTAAGGCATCCATCTTCAGCAGAACCTTTCCACGTATTTGCTGAAAACAAATCAGTTACTAACACGCCAATATAGTTGGCCAATTTTTCAACTTGTGTAATATCCAAGTTGCCTTCGCCTTTCAGTATTCTATCGAGCGCCTGCTTTGGATATTTAACAGTCGGAAATAGCACCTTTGCTAAATCTTCTGTATTCAGCTTATAGTGCTCAATCACATTGTTGATATTAAACTGTTCCATATTTCTGGTTGAATTTTATTATCTTATTTTCGATATGCAAATATACAAACTATTCTCGAAAGAAAAAAATTTTTCTCATATTTTTTGAGAATTTATTTGTTAAAAATTATTAAACCGCAATTTCGTCACGGCTTTTAATTGCTGTAAACAAAGAAACAATAAAAATGATAACTTTTCTACGGCTTTGCATATAAAATAGGCTGTAAACAAAGAAACAATTGAAACAATAACTCCTTAGAGGTTAAAGTTAATTTCTTAAATTTTAGCTAACATAAAATTAACCTTACTCCATTATTAGAGAGATTTAATCAATTTATTGTTTCTTTGTTTACAGCTTATATAAGTGATTGATTTTCAACCATTTTTGCGTAAACAATGGATTGTTTATATTGTTTATATTGTTTACCGCTTTATGCTAACATAATCTAAGTTAGTTATTGTGGTATTAGGATTTTCGCTTACAACATCTACTTGCCTATCTTTTACTTTATTGGTTTTCCACAAGAACCCTAAAAAGCGCTTATACACTACAGTTTCCACTATTTTGAGTGACTCTCTGTTTTTGATTTGTAGATTTATGCTATCGCACTTTAAGTCTATACATCCAGAAACATCTGTCCATTTTGATTTGTAATCAAAACATTTTAGCGTATCAGCTATATTGGTTACTGCATCAATTCTTATAGAGTCATTAAGCTTAGCAGAAAGGCTATTTATAGTCTCCGTTTGCGAGTCAATGACTTTTTGCAAATCAGATTTTTTAATCTTAAGCTGTTCTATGAGTTGCAAATCCTGTGCTCTATATTTTTTGTACTCTTTAAGAGTAAACTGGAGCTCAGATACTTTAGCAGCATTAAGGCTGTCAGATACTCTATATGCTTGGCTTTCTGCTATTATGGTTTGTTTCTGCGTGAGCAAAATTTCCTGATTGCTTAAAAGCCTTGCATTCTCTTCTTTTAGCTTATGTATTTTATGGAAAGCTAACACTAATGCTAATATAGCAACAGCTATTATAGCAATTTTTATGATTATCTTTTTCATGCTTTAATTATTCTCGCGTATTCTCGCTATATGTTATTATTACTATTTAGATTTACTCATACTTTATAATAAAGCCATTCTCGAAATAATTTCTTATATGCGAGAATGGCTTTAATCAGTTTTAGAGGTCTTTATACTCATACTTTGCATCAAAGCTGGGACAAGCCTTTGCAGCAAATTCTCTGTGTCCGTGTATGGTCGCATTTGGATATTTTGCTTTAAGTTCTTTGAGCAGTTTGAGCAAAGATTGCTTTTGAGCATCAGTGCGCGTATCTTTTGGCGTTTTACCATCTTTGGCTACTCCACCAACATAGCAAATACCGATTGAGTTAGCATTTTGACCTGAGCAGTGAGCTCCGATTACATTTTCGTCTCTGCCTTTATGAATAGAGCCATCAAGCTCAATTACATAGTGGTAACCAATATCTTTCCAATGATTGCCATTAACATGCCAATCTTTGATGGTTTCGGTTTTAACGTCTCTACCTTCAGGCGTTGCAGAGCAATGTACTATAAGCTTATTGATTTTTCTCATTTCTCTTTGTCATTTAAGGCGATTATTTTTGTTATCTCGTTAAGTATTTCATGGCCTTGCTCTGCAGTGGCTGCTTGCACAATCTTTTTTACTATATCAGGTACATCTGCAGCATGAGCCTTTTTGCGTTTACTGTTTTCCACAACAGATTTACCTTCAATATAGATTACAGCTATAGTGCATAGAATTGTTGCAAACGGTACTATATAGAATGATAACAAGCTTCCCAGTATATCAAACATAAGAGCAAAAAGCATTAGCCTTACATAATCGCCTATCTTCGTAACAGTTCTACGAAAACCATGCGACATAAGTGCTTGGCCTAATGCTTTTGCTGTAGTTGTTCCACTCCAGAAGTCCACAATACTACTAACCACCATGAAAAACCAGCAAACTAGGATTATGCCAACTCTAACAGCTATGAAAAACATGAGGGCATCAATATTCTTGGCTTCAATGAGTTCTAGCATAATCACACAAATTTTTCCCAGTTAATACTTATGGCTTTGCCAATAGCATCAGCAGTCCATCTGCAGAAAATCATTCCCTCATAGCCATCAGGGTCATTTGCTACTTTATAAGCGGCTCTGAGGCATGATGCTTCATCTTTTAGAGGGTCTGGATAGAGGTCTGCATAATACATATTGGCAAGATATGTTGCATCTCCAGGTGTCACATGACTAGGAATTGTCAAGCCAAGGCTTTCCATAGACTTCTTGACTTGAGAAGTTGTCCATGTGTGCTGTTGGCCATTTGCATTTTCCATCATCTTACTTACGTGCTCTGCAAGCGCATCTGTAAAATGGTAGCCATGCTTTTTGACATACTCTGAATATCCTTTTGCGGACATAAGAGCATTAGCTGTTTGCTCATAAGGCAAATCAAATTTGACCTTATGCTCACCGTGTGGAGTAGCTATTCTGCTTTCTACTACCACATCTTCATCATCTTCATGCTCCTTATCGTGATGGTCGCATGAGTGATGCTTTACTATAATACATTTCAATCTGTGTCTCATGTTAGCTCATTTTCTTTATGAAGTCAGACATCATTTTCTTCAGCTCGTCTACTGAGCCTTTAACACCAGTTACAGTCTCCTCAATAGCGCTAAAACGCTTTTCGGTTTCCTGTTTTTCTTTGTATACAGGATTGAGTTCAGCAAGTAGAGAAGATGACTTTTCAAGCACTTCTTTCTGATGGTCTACTGAGGCCAATATCTGTTCAGCAGTATTCTTCATAGCTTCAATTTCACTTGCCAAGCTCATCTTATCTGTAGACAAAATAAGATTGCCAGCATAAGTAACTGAAAGGCTTTCAGGAATTACATAAGTTGCTGTTTTCCCATTTGCCTCAATAGTAATATCAATCACCATTTCGGTCTTTCCAGTTTTCTGGTTCATCTCCATACGAGGAAATGGCACCTGAACTGCTTTGCCTTGTGTAAGGCTCAAATCCTGCTTATTGAGAATGTATACAGGATAATTCTGCTTAATATCTTTGAATAGCATAGCTTTATATATTTAATTTGAATGAATGCAAAAAGAGAGTGCCCGAGAAGATATAAAACCTCCTCAGGTACTCTCTAATTATTTACGCGGTAGTCGGAATAGTTACTGTCAGAGAACTATTGATTGCATAGCAATTGGATTTTCCGCATACTATTTTAATCAGACCCTGAGTCATTCCGAGCTGAGCGATAGTGACAGATGCAGGAAGTGTCGTTATACCCTGGAATGCAACCATGAAGCGCTCATTGATTACCTGCGTCTCAGCCTGACACTTACAAGCATTAGGCGTAGTAATCGTGATAGTTGCTACAATAGGCACGAATACAGTTGTTCCATTAAGAACAGGTGTTTCATTCCTATAGGTAACAGTCGCAAATGGCTGATTGGTAGAAGTTGCGCAAACGCAGCGACACAATTTCTCCTTGAATGTGGCCAAGAACGCAGCTTGATTTGCCACAGGAGCAGCGGCTAAGCCTACCGGCGATAATGTAACCATAATCTTTTAAGTTTAATGGTTAAACATTACTGGCCGCAGCCACATCCACAGCCATTACCACATCCACAGCCATTACCACAGCCGTAATTACCGTTAAGGCGATTAAAGCGCTCGTTAATCAGATTGTTCTGACGCTCCTGAGACAACTGGAATTTAAGGTCCTGAATTTGTAGAGCCTGCTCATCTTTCCAGTGATTGTTCAGCGTATCGATAATGCGCTGAGTGTTATCCTTGCCGGCATTGAGAATGTCGCAAGTTTGGCGCTGGGTCTCATACGCGGAAGATGCAAATCCCTGAGTGATTGCAAAACCAAGGTCACGCTGGCCATTGCGAAGTTCACCAGTGTCCTTGCAGTTCTGAAGCTGAATGTCAGCGCGGAAGTCCGCAATCTGACGCTGAGTCTGGCAGCAGCAGTTCTGAAGGGCCTGGATAACATTGCAGTCACCGAGGTTAACTGCGTTGATAACACGCTCAGCAGAGAAGCCAACCTGGCCGGCAACTTGCTGGATAGCAGCCTGAACGTCGCAGCAGCACTTCTGAAGAGTGTTGAAGTCGATGTTGAGGGTCTGTGCAAGCTGGCTAAGAGCAAAGCCATTACCCTGGATAGCAGACTTAATGCAGTCGGCATTTTGGTTGTCCTGCAACTGAGTGCGAATAGCATTAAGCTGAGCCTGAGTTTCGATACCCTGTGTAGCAATGCCTGCACCGTTTCCATCCCCGAAACCGAAGCCTCCATTGCGGAATAGGGCTAGGAACATAAGATACGCAAAAGGATTGTTCATCCAGTTGTTCATACCTCCGCCCATCATGGCGGCCATAGGACCCCAATCGTCTCTGCGGTTATTACCTGCCAGAATGGCTGCTGCTAGAGCGTTGTCATTGTCGCCTCTGTCGCAACAATAGATTTTTTCTGTAAATTCTC